CCATCCAACCAAGAGTCATGTTGTGTTGGCCAAAGAAGGAGATAAAACCAAAGTCATTCGTTTTGGTCAGCAGGGGGTTAGTGGATCTCCCAAGAAAGAAGGGGAATCGGCGTCCTATCGCAAGCGCCGTGAATCGTTCAAGGCCCGTCACGCATCTAATATTGCCAAGGGCAAAATGAGTGCGGCATATTGGGCGAACCACGAGAAATGGTAAAAAATTAACAATCAACAATTTATGAAAAAACGAGGACTATACGACAACATCAACGCAAGGAAAAAGGCTGGCACTAGCCGCCCGAAATCCAAATCCACCATCGATCCCAAGGTCTACAAGAAGATGAAGGCCAAGAAGGGTGGGTTCAAAGAAAAATGAAACCCCATCCTGACGATAATATCTTCAAGGTCAAAGACTTCATTAACGAACTGTCCAAGGTTCAAGATGCCTATTTTGAGAACCTTTGCGACGATCTCCAGCTTGGAGAATGCGAACTAAAGAACCACCTCTTTGACTATGTTTACAATGAGGACAAGCCAGTAACCTTCGGAGAGTATTTGGACGAGCTTGGTCAGGGAGATCTTTGGGACGGGCTGTGACCCTCAACATATTCACGATTGTCCTTGATGGTTCTCCGTGGATCGGGGCGCAGTTTGCGGAGTTGTGCCGATTGAGAGACGTTGACTGGCATTGGTCGATTGTCGAGGGTGCGGCGATGCCCGTCAAAGATACGGGTTGGATGGGCAACCAGACGGGAAAAGTCTCCCATGATGGAACTCATCAATTCCTTCAGGGTCTAGCGACTCATCCCAGAATCACAGTTAATTCCAAACCAGAATGGGGCGGTAAGACGGAAATGATTAATGCGGCATTGACCGCATTCAAGAAAGACGGCGTCTTGCTTCAAATGGATAGTGATGAGCTTTGGACTGAAGAGCAGATGCGGAGATTAGTTGAGTTATTCGCCGTAAGTCCCGAAGCAAATACAGCCCAATTTGAAATGATTTATATGCTTGGGCCGAACATAAAGTCCACATCTACAGATGGTTACGGCAATAGAAAGAATGAGTGGATTCGGGCTTGGCGCTATAATATCGGGATTTGGATGGAACGCCATGAACCTCCCGTGTTCAATGGCAACAAGGGCAAGTTACTGGATCGTGGCAAAACCTCAATGACGGTTGGAAAGATCCTCCACATGGCATGGGTAACCCCGCAACAAGTAGCCCAGAAACAACGTATATACAAGGGTGGATACGAGAACGCCTGTGAGGATTGGGAGAGGCTGCAACACAATACAGAGTGGCCCGTAAAAGATCTCAAACAGTTTTTGCCATGGGTGGGTAGCGGGGCTTCGGCTGATTCACTTTTCAAGCAATAATCCGCTATTGACCTTCTGTAGCGAAGGTGGTAATTTCTTTGCCAATTATGTCGAGTCTCACAATGGGCTTGGCTGTCGAGAGACTGCCAGCCTCCGTCCATCCTCAACCAGACCCTCCCGACCTTCAAGGATTTGATGGTCAGGCCGAACTCCGAAATAATATTAATCGTTTTTGCGAAAGGGTAATCGGAGAAGGGAAATGGGTCGGAACGTTGGTTCAGGCGATGATCACGGCTTACGAGGACGCCAACGAGAACAAGTTTATCACCTTACCCCGCCATCTGGAGACCTGTATTCGGGCGGGCAAGGCGGGCTACAAAACCGTAGCTGTCCAGAGCGAGTGGTATCAGTATTTGCCCCAAGGGCGCGGCATCCGAAAGTCGGACGAAAAATACTACGGCCCAATTCAAGACATGGGCGAGGGCTTTGTTACATTTCGGGACATTGAGACCGCATCAGAACTTACCCTATCTAGCAGCGAAACAGAGTGTGCAGGAAGCTACATCTGGATTCGCGGAAAGGACAACAATGAGAATAAAATCTATTCTTTGGTGGATGGAGAACGAGTGGAGGGAATTCGTCTTGACCTTGGAGGCGGAACCCAAACCACCTCGCAGACGTTTAAAGAGATCTATTCTGTCGAGAAAACCCCTACCACGGGCGTCATCTCCCTATCGGCTGGGGCGACTACGCTTGCCAAGTATGAGGCGGGCGAGCGGGCTATAAGCTACCGCCGTTATCTAGTGGATCGCAATTGGGACTCTGTCCAAGGCATCTTCAAGCGCAAGCATTGCTGGGCGATTAGCGACAATGATCCGCTCTACCCCGACTCCTTGGAAGCTATTAAGCTGGGCTTAATGGCTCTCAACGCCGAAGAAAAAGCCGATGTCGAGCGCGGACAATATTACATGGACAGAGCAATTCTTCTTCTCAACGCCGAATTAAAAGAGTATAACGCAGGGCAAGAAGGAGTTATGCAAATTGCTCCTTGGCTTACCCGCCGACTCGTAAACATGACTTGATATTATGACTCAAAAACAGGCACAAGAAGCTCTAGAAAGAGCCATTAGTATTCAAAATGAAAAAAGCCAAAGGCGCGGTTATCGTGGCCCAACGCGCATGGAAGAACAAAATATTGCCAGACTTGGGCTTCTTTCTGAAGGTGTTAATCCAGACAGCTTTAAAACACAAAAAGAATGGGATTCCGCCTTGGGCCAAAGAGTTCAAGCGAATAAGGATGCTCGCGGAACAATGGCATTTTCCACAGCAGAGGGTAGGCTTGTTCCTTGGGATCCTGTTACCAAAACAAGGAGAGATCAGGTTGCACAGCCATCACCACTTGTTGAATCACCAAATCTTAACTTCCCAATTACTCAAGGCGGAACCCTTGGTATGGATCGTGCGGAGATTAGCCAAAGAGCGCAAGCAGAAGAAAAGCGATTAAGAGGCGAACAGACTATGAGCATGACTGCCAAGCCAACAAACTTTGAAACTGCTGGAGTTCAAAAGCAATCAGGAGGCGTTATTCAGACGCCATATGGTGTTATGTCCACATCTGCCCCAATAGGACAAAAAGAATTTGAGCAATCAACTGCTGGTATGCAGGGCGCTGATCGTCCAGAGAGATATGCGATGACGCCTTCTGGCGGGTTTCAGCGTCAAACCTCTGGAGCGGAAGATCGTGCATTAGCTATGGCAAGAGTGGCAGAAGCTGGCGCAATTGCTCGCGCAAACATTGAAGAACAAAAAAGAAAAGAATATTATGCTTTTAGGCAGCGTGGTGCCGAAAGAACAGCACAAGAGGCTCTTGCTGGAGGAGATAGAATGCGAGGATTTCAGTCCACTGTTGAGGCGGAAAGAATGAAACTTGCCCAACAGGGAAGAAACCCGATGAGCAGCGAGCCGTTTAATGTAAGAGGAATGCAAGTTAGAGGAACGTCAATGGGACAGTATACTCCTGTTCGCGGTTTTGGAGATACTTGGATGAATAACTTTTTTGGCGGTGGGCCGCAACCAGCGCGAACCACACCAATCACGCCATCAACATCTATGGCACTATCCACTCCAGCGCCAATGTTGGATAATAGGGATCAGTTTGGTAATCCTTTTAGTTTTTCTCTTTATAGACCGCTTCCCACATCTTAATTATGGCTGATCAATTTATTCAGTTTCCACAAGGACAAGAGTCTGGAGTTTTGACTCCAAGCTCTATCGTTTCTCCAGACCTTCCAGAAGAATTTGGTGGTAGGCCAGTTGGCGGTTCGCGCAGGGCTATTCGCATGCAAGAAGAATGGGACAAAAGACGCGAACAGCAGCTTCAAGAAATGCAAATGGCACAGCAAATGGAGCTAGAAAGAAAAAGATTTGAAATTCAAGCAAGAGATCAACAGCTTCAAGAAGATGATTTCTTCTTTCGGCGCAATGCCGCTGAAGCAGAGCAAAAACTGAAAGCACAACAGACAGCAGAAGCTAAAGAATTTTTAGGTGTTGTCAATTCTTTAGATCCGCGCTCTGAAGATTATCGCGACAGTTTAATCAGGCTTCGCCGTCAATATCCCTTGGGAAGTTTAGATCCTCAAGCCAATGCAATTATTGGAGAATACGATAAAGTTCATTCAGTTTATATGGATGCTCGAAAAGAGGATATCCTTGATATGCAGGCCGAAGAAGAGTTTCGCGTTCAGCAAGAAGCGACTGCCGCAAAACTTGGAATTGATACAAAAGAATTTGTAAAAGATGGCGATGTTGATCGTGTTGGCTTGATGCGTAAAATTGGTGAGGCACAAAAAGAAGATTTAGAGTCCAAAGAAGAAAAAATAAAACAAGCAAAATTGGATGAAGAAACCAGATCACAAGCTGGCCAAATAACCAAGGACATGCGCGAACTTCAAGATGAGATAGAATTAAAAGCCATGCAGGCAGACCGCATGAAGGGGCGCGTCAAAGAAGAAGCAATGATTGAACTTGAGGCTCTTAACAATAGGTATGCTCGCAGAGTTAATGAATTGGATGAATTGACCCTTCCGAAATTGACCAAGGAAGACAAGTCTGCTTACGAGGAGCTTCCCGAAGGAGCCGAGTTTTTCTTGGGTGGAAGAAAGGTCAGGAAACCCAAAACACAAAAGACTGAATCGGCAGAGCCTACCGCAACTCCGCAGCCAACTCCTGAACCTGAACCAGTTGCTGAAGCTCCTGCACCAGCGGCAACTACCACCCCGCGCCCAGAGCCTACTCCAGAAACGGTAGCATCAGAATCTATGCTGCGCGACATGAATGACGAAGACACCCTGAGTGCCGAACTTGATAACTTGTATAAACAAGGTTACAAATTTAGCCCCAACAAGAGCCAGCGTGAACTTTACACAAGAATATCTCAACAGCTTAAAGAGGTTAGGGGTTCAAAAAATAAACAGAAATTTGAAAGAGCGGCAGAAATTCGTAAAAGAATGAATGAGATTGGTGCATTTAATAGTAATCCAACTTTAAGAGAGGAATACAGTAGACTACAACAAGAACGCGAAGTATTATTGGGGGCATAGAAAACTATGGCCGCTCAAAATTGGTGGGAAGAAGTAGAGGAAGCTGAAAGTAATGTCGCTCCGATAGAAGAGGAGACGCCTTGGTGGGAATCGGTTGAAGAGGTTGAGCAGGCGACTACACCAGTGGCATCTCAAGCCAGACAGCCCGAACCAGTAGAAATACCACAAGATGGCGAAACAGAAAAGCCTTGGTATGAACAAGTTGAAGAAGTTGAGGCCGCTGTTCCAACTTTTCAAATTCCAAGCTTAACCACACCAGAACCAGAAGATGGCCTAATTCGTCAAGCCGCCGACCTTCCTGTCCAATTTGCTATCGGTATTAATAATTCTATCAAAGGACTTACCGATTTATTTGGTGCTGACAATCCTGTATCTCAAAATCTTAGTCAGAACGTAGACTGGTATAGGTCTCTGCTTTCGGCGTCCGCCCAACAGGATGAAGAAGAGGTTGGACGCATCCTCCAAGAAGCCGAGGGCAAGGGAATGCTTGATCAGTTGGCCGCTGGCTTGGAAGCATTTACCGTAGCTCCCGCAGATTTCGTGGCTTCAGGTTTAGGTTCGCTTGCGGTCTTTGCTGCTGGCGGACTGGTTGGTCGGGCGGTGGGTCTTGGTGCTAGAGGTGTCCAAGCTGTACAGGCTGGATTGGGTGCTGGTATGGGGGCTGGTATTGCCAAGGGCGAGATTTACCAATCGGTTAAAGACGAAATGTTGGCACGGGGCAAGACCGAAGAAGAGGCCCGTCAGGTTGCCATGGAAGCCCAATCTTTTGGCGGAAAGAATCTGGATCAAATTTTAGTTGCTGCTGGTTTGGGTGCGGCATCTGCCGCTACTGGCGCTGAGAAGATTATTAGCAAGGTTCTGACAAAAGGAGGACTGGATGCTACGGCTACCAGAGTTGGCAATATCCTCAAGACTGGATTGACTGAAGCCGTTCCAGAATTTGCCCAAGCCGCACAAGAAAAATTTGCTTCCAACTTGGCCCGTCAACGGGAGGGTGCAGATGTCTCGCTTACTCAAGGTATCTTCTCGCAGGGCGCGTTAGAGGGACTTGTTGGCCTTGGTTTGGGTATGGGCGCTGGGGCCATTGAACCCCGCATCCAAAGACCTACTACAGAACCTCCCACCAAAGAACAGGTCTCCGCCGCCGCCGCCGAAAGCCAAGATGTGGCAAGGCAAAATAAAGATGTGGCTCCCGCTACCGCATCCCTTGTTGAGGGCCAAGCAGAACAGATTGTCCAAACCCAAGAAACCCCCGAACAGCGAGTAGCCCGCCTCCAAGAAGAAGCTACCGCAGCAGTAGGAATAGAACTAGAAGAAGAGCCTGAAGTCGGGGTCGAGCCGACAGTTCCCGTCACTCCGCCCGTAGAACCCACTCCCGAAGGCGCAGTAGCCCCTGTAGAGCCAGTTGTTGAGCCAGCAGTAGCAGAGTCGCCAGTCGTTGAAACAAAGGCCGAGAATCCCGTTGTAGAGACAGAACAGAAGTCGCAAGAGCAAACCAATACAGTCAAGGTGTTTCGGGGCGTGGCCGAGGCTGGCAATATCCCAGATGGTGGTGCGTTCTTTACCGACTCTGAAAAGGATGCTTCGGCGTATGCCCAGCTTGCGGCACTGCGAAAAGCTGTGGATGAGAACGAGCAACTTAGCGAAATCGTTGGCGAGATCATGTCGGAGGAAGGCGCGGAAAGCATCACCGACTTGTCCATAAGCACAGTCAAAAACATCATTGAAGGCAACAAGATTGAAGTGGGAAATATATCCGAGGGCACAGTCCTTCGCGGCAACATCAACCTTGGAAACACTCTCAACCTTGAATCCTTCGGGTCTGAAGTCGGCAACTTGCCCGAAACATGGAATGAAATGAATGAACTAGGCTTGGTTCCCGAAACTTGGGAAAGCCTAGACGAGGATGTTCAAGCCGAACTTCAAGACAAATACCGCAACAAAGCTTTCTATTCTCTGCTTGAGGGTGAGGTGAATCTCAACGAACAATTCAACAAAGGCATAGACACTATTGTCTTCACCGACCAAAACACCGAAGGCAAAGGAACCCACCGAACCTACCTCACCAAAGCAGCAGAGCAGTTCACGCAAGAAGCCGCCCCCGCAGTGACTCCTCCCGCCGAGGTGGCTCCCGAAGTAACCCCGACCCCCGAAGCCCCGAATCTTGAACCTCTACGCCGAGTAGCAAGAGCAGAACAAGCCCCAGAAGATGTTCCTTCTTTGGTGGAGGCGGGGTTGGTCGAGGTGTATAAAGATCAACCCGTCATTACGGAGGCGGGGTTGGCCGCGCTGCCCGAAGCAGAACGCCCAAGGCTGACTCCGCAAGCCCGAAAGATCCAAATCGACACAGGATCAAACGAAGTAGTAGCCGAAGCCATCTCCAAGAATCTTCGTATCGGGGTCGATCAGGTAGGGCCTAATGTGCGTATGCCCGCAGGCTGGACACTGGTAGAGGATATCTATGTGCCGCCCGCACCGCAGGAAGTGGCTCCTGAAGCTATTACTCCAACGGTTGAACCAATTACTCCCGAAAAACAAGTCATTCCAGAACAACAAGAGCAAGTTGCTCCAGTTGTGAGGGTTGAGCAAGAACAGGTAAACCAAGGAAAGCCCGATGTTGCCAAAATCATCAATCAATTCACGGTGCTTGAAAGAGCCGCCGTTGCTGGTAAGTTGCTGGAAGAAGGATATATCGATGGAAGAACAGCAGACAAATTTGTTAAAGAGGCAACCAGTGATAAAACTGGAGGGTTCTCAATGGCGCAAATCCGAGATGCCCAAGCATCCGCCGACGAAAAATTCAATCAGCAAATCGCAGCGGCAAGAACTTCTCAACCAGTTGCGGGAGAAGTATCGCCAGCGGCAGTCGATCTCGCGGCAGAAGATGCAACAAGATCCACAAAAGAAAGAACTCGTCCAGCTACCGCTTTAAGACCAAAAACCATTCTTGGTAAGACCGCTCGCGAAGCACTCTCATATCTTTCTAGCCTTAATCTTATTGAGTCAAGAGACTTGGACGCAGAAAGCGGTATCGCAAGATGGAGACAAGATCCCAATATTCCCAAACCATTTTATGCCCAAATTCAGGATGCAGCGGCAATCTTGTCCAAATTGCCTCTTAGAATTCTTGATGCTGACAAGATTATTTCTAATGCCGACAGAGGATACAAGGGCGGGGCCAAGCGATTTGGTGATGGAGATATTGGAATTCCATTAACAGAAACAGCTAGAGTCCAAACAGCTACTGGATCGTGGGTAAGAAGGTCGGTTCCGAAACCACTGAATGTTGCAACGCTTGTTCACGAAGTTGGGCACACACTCACAGCGGATGCTATCGACAAATATATCAGTTCAAAAAAACCAAAGGGTGATGATTATTTAAAATTGCTTGATAGTGCTTTAAAAAACAAGACAACGCCGCAACCAATTAAGGATCTAATTGCTCTTTACAAAACAACAATTAGCCAACTTGGACTTGAGCAGGAATATTTTGGCAAAAAGGGGTTGGCTGGCGGAAGGGCTAGAGATTCACAAAGAAAAGCTTATGATAAAAAGATTGTAAACAATCTTACTGGGAACCCATTTACTTGGAGCCAGTATTATGGCTTGGCAAATATTGATGAATTTGTGGCGCAAACTTGGAGCAGTCAATCTTTTCAGGATCTTCTCAAACAAATAAAAGCCCCAGATCAACAGAGCTTGTGGACAAAATTCACTAAAATAATTCGGGATCTTTTTGGATTCCCATCTGATTCCATGGCAAGCGCCGTGATTGATGTTTCTATGCAAATTGCAGAACTTGAAACACCGATTGGCGCAAGGAAAGGAGTCGCATTCTCTGGTGTTACAATTGCTGATAGAATTGCTGGAAGAGGCGAAGAACCAGCGCCCCCGACTAGAAATATATGGCAAGCCCCAGAGCAAGAAATCACCTCGCAAGAAACATCTATTAACGAAAAAAAGATTCCAGCCGTCTTTAATCAAGTCAAAGAATGGAAAGAAGGAACAGTCAATGCCGATATTGGCGGTGGAAGATTTGACAATGTTACTGATTGGTTGCGGGATCGTGGCGTTGAAAATCTGATTATTGACTGGTTTAATAGAGATCGGGCCTTTAATGAGAAAAATATCAATCGTGTTCGCGGTGGGCGGGCCGATACGGCAACCGTTTCTAACGTATTAAATGTCATTCAAGAGCCTGAAGCTAGGGATCTTGTAATTAGCCAAGCCGCAGATGCAATTAAGCCAGACGGGACTGCATATTTTTATATCTATGAAGGCAAAGGCGATGGTGTTGGTCGCCAGACAACCAAGGGATGGCAGGAAAATCGCAAGACCCAAACATACATAGACGAAATTTCTCAGCATTTTGAAAACGTCGAACGCCGCAACCAAATGATTGTGGCTACTGGCCCGATAAAAGAAATAGGATTTGCCGAAGCAGAACCAGAAATGCCATCCGAAGGAATCCCCACCTTCTCCGAGGGAAGCCCCGAAGCATCTACTCTTTCCAATATGAAGGCGTCTATGGCCAAGGTGGATGCGGCGTCCGAGGCCAAGCCAAACCCCGAAAACAAACCCACCTACAAGATCAGCGAGATAGCCTCTGTCTGGATGGATCAAGGGGGAGATGCCCGCCAACTCCAAGACCTAATCACCGAGAACACCAATCTCACGCCAGCCAACGCCAAGCGGGTAGCCAATGCCATTGCCAAACAATACGATATCCAGCAGTCTATTGCTTCGGCGTTTATCGAAACCCAGACTGGCCTTTCGGTGGAAGCTTTGCCAGAAGGCGTGACTCTTCCCAAGGAGGTTGATCCTGATCGTCCGCGCCCAGTGATGCAACGCCTATTTGATGTGTTTATGGGGGTGCGTGTTAAGCCTGTTAAAATCACAGTCAACGAGAAGACCGCGCTTAATCAGCAGATCCGCCTCAAGGCAGCGGCTACTCGCGAGGCCAAGAAAGCCCAGCAAGAAACGGCCAATGAAGTAGTGGAGATCATCAAAGCTATGGAGCTTCGCGGCCCAGTGCGCCCGAAACAAGCCCAAGCCCTTGCCAAACGCGCAGCTAAAGTTATCTGGACTAGCGAGAAATCCATCGAATCTTTCACCGACTATGCCGCAAAAGTTGTAGAGAATACAAATTACGATGCTGATCTTCGGGCGGCAAGGGATGCACAAAAACGCGCCAAGGCTTTGTCTACCCAGAAAAAGGTTGCACTGTCCCCGCAGCGTGAGGTTCTGAGCGATATCAGCAAGATCGCCGTCAATCGCATTGAAGATCCAAGGATGTTTGCAGAGATGGTGAACTACTATCTGAGAGGATTTAAAAAAGCTATATCTCCAGATTATGTAGTCGTTCCAGATGCAGAAATTCAGGGCTACCTTTCCAGCGTTAAAGACGAAGAGATTCAAAGCCAGCGCGAACTTGACCGCGCCGTCAACCTCCGCCTTGCCGAGAAATACGGGGTCGATCCCGAAGAAGTAAATGAGGTTTTGGCGGCGTTTGACGTTATCAAGGAAATCGAAGCCAGCGAGAATCGCGAGGCCATCGACAATCTTCTGACCGAGAAAGCCATCGAAACCCGCGATGGACTCAGGGCTTATGATTCAATTCAGCTTCGACAAGACCAGCGCAAGGTTGTTGATGCCATGGCAAAAGTTGATCCAGCGGCCTTGGATGCCGAGGAGCGCCAACGTTTTATTCGTATTGCCAACAATGTGATCTTCAACAACCAAACCAATGGCGCGGAATACTTTATGTCTGTTGCCAATGGCCAACAGAATGCCAGAAAATCGGCACAGGATAGCGAGATGATCGCCCGCAACAAAGCTTGGGTGAATCTTATTAAGACATTCGGGTCAACCAAGCTTGAAAAGGTTACCAGAAGTTGGGCGCTGGAATTGCAGTCTGTCTCAGACACATTCCGAAATGCTTTTGGCAAAAATTCGATGGCCAAAATATATGACCTTATGGGCATGCTTGACCTCAACTCAAGCTTTACCCAAGCCAACAATACGGTTGACCAGATTCAGGAAGAGATGGCTGAGTTCCACAACAAGCTTGAGAAAGACTATGGCGCGGCGTCCCGCAACCAAGACGGCATCCTTGCCGAGGGTGTGGTTGGATTCCTGATCCAGCGTGTTCCAAAGAAGGGTGAAGCGGATTCAATTGCCCAACGCCGAGACCTGATTAGGCAGGATATTGCCAACCGCCGCGCCTCAAATGAAGGTGACCGTGTTGCCATGGCGGATCGCATTGAAGCAATTCTAAACCAGATTGACGGGGCATCTACGCAAGAGATCTTGGGCAAACTGAAACAGACTTATCCAGCTAACCACGAATCCTTGGTTTGGTATAAAGATACACTACTTCCTAAATACAAAGACTTCCTCAAAAACTTTGACGAGAACTTCAACGATCAGGCCAACAACTACGATAATCCTGATTATCTTCCGATTGCCTTCACTTCGGCTGGGCCTTCGCTTGCTATCACCAAGGAAGAAGAACAGGTGTTCTATGATCAAGTTTCTCTAACGCCGAAACAATCCGCCAACACCATCAAGCGTGTTGATTACACAAAGATTCCAAAAGATCGCACAACCGATAAGCCCAAGGAGATTAGCTACAACCTCCGCCGCAACGCATTCAACAGTCTTTCAGATCAGATTAACAAAGCTTATACCTCTGGAGCGTGGCAACAGATTGCCTCGTTTATGAAGACACCTGAATCTACTCAGGTTTTTGGTGGAGATGCCAATAAGGATTTCTTTATTGAACGACTCAATCGTTTGCGTCTTTCCAGAATGCGGCGTGGGGCCATGAGTCGTGGAGCTTTTGAGAAAGCCGCCGATGCTATTGGCGTGATCTCGCGCAAACTTGGCACTGGTATTGCCCTTGGTGGTGTCTATCAGTGGATCAAGCAGCCCCCCGACCAGCTTATCACGGCTTGGGGAAGTGGTGCGCGTGGCGAAGTGTTGGCCCGAAACATTGCTCCATCTAACCAGAAAGCCGCCCGTAACCTCCTTAATAAATTCTCAATTGGACGGCGTGGTGATGCTTCCGCTGGGTACAAATATATCAATCAGATGGAAGGCCATCAAAATAGACTTGAGCGTTACTTCTCTGAAAGTAAGTGGGAACAGGCCAAGGAACAGGCTGGTAAGATTGCCGATGTCTGGATGATTGGACTCAAGAAATCTGATTTCATTGCTGCATCCGCAGCATGGATGACTTACTACGAGACAGAACTTAACAAGAAAAATATCCAAATCGAAGATTGGAGCAAGGAAGCAGATCTCATTGATGGAGATCGGGACAGGCGGGAGGCAGCAGCCTATGCCGAGCAGATGACCGATATCTATCAGGGATCTTCCGATCCTACCCAGATGGCGGTGTTTGCCCAAAGCGGAAAGTCTGGTGCCGAGAATCTTCTCAAGGCTATGTTTGTTCCGTTTAACTCCTTTGCCGTGCAGCAACGCATGAGGCTTTATTCGGACATGCGGGATGTTTTGAATGGCGAGAAAACAGGGCGGGGCGGTCTTGCTGGCACTATTGGTGGCCTTATCCTTTTCCATGCTACCAAGCGGTATGTCCTTCCTGTTATTTCTGGATCGGCTATTGGCGTTCTATACAGCCTCATGGGTGTGGATGTTGAGGAACCAGACGAAGATAAACAGAAAGAACAGGCCAGCAAGAACTTCCGTCAGTTCCTTGCCGATGCCAGTTCCAACCTTCTTGTTGGCGGAACTCCGCAAGTTATTGAATCCCAAATGATTAAGGCTTTTAACTACGCCGCATATCTCACCGCAATGCAACTTGAGGATGAATCTGTAATGGGCGATGACGGAGAGCTTATCTCGTTTGATAAATACCAAAAAGAACGCTCACCACTTTACCGCTATCAAACTTATGGCGGGGCAATGAGTCTTGGCATGTTGGAAATTGGATTTGACCAAGCTAAACAGGTGGCACTGAATACCAAGATGCTGGCTTCACCAGAAGAGATGGAGAATTTTACTCCTGAAGAAAAACGGCTTCTTTATTTCTCCGCACTATCCGATTGGTTGTATCTCATGCGCCTAAATGACACCGACTTTGCGCGTATGGTTCAAAAGGCCCGCCGTGACATGATCAAAGCCGCCGAAGAGCGCGAGAAAGAACTGGCGCGTATCCGAGCAGGACGCTAGATCAGTCCGCGCTTTTTAGCTTCGTCCAATTCTTCCTGAGTCCATTGCTGGGCATACCAGACTTCGGCGTCCCAAGGCAGTGGTCTCATGCGGTCAACCCCGAATGATAGGCGTCCGTAGCGGTCTGGACTATTCTCCTCCAGCTTCACAAACTTGTCCTCTGGCAGCATGTCCTTGTCATGTGGAAGGAATAGGTAGCCACGCAAGAAATCCAGAATGAAACTATGGCGGATAAGAAAGGCGGATTGGGCGCAAGCCATCCAAGGCGCGGCATCCATCTTGGCCCCGAATACCATCCCCTTGTCACCAAGATCTTGATACATGCGTTCTGGAACAGGCCCGAACCACAGGCAATCAGCCTCTTTATAGATGAAGTCCTTCCCACAGTTGTAGGCAATCATGGCCAGCGCACAGATAGATGCCGACCATCCGCACAGCCCCTCGCGTCCTTCTTTGATTAGATCTCCCACATGTCCAACATTGTGGTTGCAAATGATTTGATTGGTTGTCGGAACACCTCTATCTGTTGAGATGATGTGGTAATCATGGGTGTATTTTTCGGTGTTGACCCGCCAGATATCAAAGAAAGACCGATCCCAATCAGATCGGTAGTGATAGCCAGAACCAATGACGTAATTCATTTTTCCAAAACTACTGTTGGCCATTCTTCATCTGTGACAAGGGTTTTTTTCCAACCGTTTACTTTTATCCATTCTTCAACAGCTTCTACTACTCCCCAATTGTGTTTTCGCGTAATCTCGTTCTCGCAGAAATCATGGAGCATAAGCATTCCGCACATTCTGGAATACCAAACAAGATCAAACCAAACGGCTTCAAAACTATGGTTGGCGTCGATATAAACCCAATCAACATCCTGAAGAGCGTCCATAACGGCCTGAGATCCGCTCTCTTCGCGCAATATTATGGCGCGTGGATTGTTAGCAAATTTAGCGCAGACATTGCGGTATCTATGGTCTTGTCCACCCTGATTCACGTTGGCCGAATCATCGTAACCAGTTTCGTAGTGCTTCCAAGGGTCTACCAGATAAAGCTTTTTCACGGGAGTAGCGAGGATTTGCGCGGAGAACTCTCCCTCCAAAACGCCAATCTCAGCCCCGATAGTTCCTTCGGGTAGGCTTTCTATGTGTTGGATGCGCGTCATTTCAGCCAGCTTCCTTCCCAAATATGGTAAGCCAAGGTGTTTTCTGTCGGTGGTTTCTTTGATTCGTGGTGGCCATAAGGATAAAAAGTATCAGTGGGAAGCAAGGTAACGTCTGGTGTTAAATGCTCTTCCATAATGTAGCATCCCCAAGCCGCATCTTTTTTTCTCTGGTCGCCATAGTTTTCAAGCATGGCATTGATCCAAGAATGGGAGGGTTCCGCGCCCATGGCGGCATTGCAGATTACGCCGTCTGGCTGCCTAGCGGCAAATGCGCTATATTTTGCTAGTTCATCTATGGGTTTAACTGCTACAAAATCCAAATCGAAATAGACTCCTCCATATTTTTGTAGGGCTTTGAGGCGGATGATGTTGGAAGATCCAGCCTTGGTGGAGTGGGCATATTCATAGCAATCACAGAGCAAGATTTCCACTGACTCCTCATCCCATAGTTTAACCATCCAATCTGGATTCATTTCTTTCATGGCTTTGTGTAGATCGGCCAAGTGAGGTGGCAATTCCCCACCAATCCATACTTGATGGATTATCTTCGGGATCACTTCACTGCCTCCATAATAATGGTTTCGATTTTGTTGTTGTGGTCTCCGATGACTTTGCCATGCCACTCCAGTTCACTGAAGTCGCAGCCATATATCTTGTCAGGGTCAAACCCCGCAGCAAACAAACAGGCATCAAGGATTGATTCGTTCCACGCTGAGAGATGGCCATGATCCAGCAAGATAGAACGGACTGCCCCACGCTTTGTTCCGTCTCCGAATCCAGATTGTCCGTGCCATTTGAGGTAGGCTCCGTCTGCCAGATCGTAGATCTTAGACGCGCTAGGAACCGCCACTCGCAATGTTCCCTCTGGTTTCAAGACTCGCAGGGCTTCCGCAAAAAACCGCACAGCATCAGGTGTTGTGGTGTGTTCGACAGTGTGAGATGTATAGATAAAATCTACAGAGTTTTCTTCAAATGGAAGCGGTTTTGTAATGTCTATCCGATTCGGAGGATCAAACATGATGTCCATGTTTCTCCATCCTTCTTTGATATCTCCTCCAGCGCCAAGGTTTAACTTAATCATGTCAGTAGCATCTTGAATATTCTTTCATTCCATTTTGAGGCAGGACGATCCATGCAATCTGTCCAGCTTGATGGGTGTTCTTCATGGAAAAGGATTTTTTCATTCGGGATTTCAGCAGGATAGCGATCTTCGATCAGGTTGTCCATCGTGGAAACCCATCCAAATTGCCGCCTAATCCAAGCCGCTACCGCCAAGTCAAACCAAGGGGAAGCCACAGCGCAGTCAGGAAAATTATAGATTCGGTCTGCCAGCCAATCCCAACGGAAGGCAAATAATTCCCTTCCGATGTGGGCAGGGTCACGCCGCACCCCTATAGCCCCGAATTTGCGGCAATGCTCGACTACCTTATGGAGGTTGATGATTTGAACATCGTCATTAGTCCAGACAATGATATCCCGACCACTTGTAAACTTCAGAGCCTTGGCCAGCACCTCCTTCAGCATAGGTAGAGGACGCCGATCCCCAATATTTTGAGCCGTACGAAGAATATTGTCCGCTGTCAGCATGTGGTCGAAGTGGGCTTTTTGGCTCTTAAAAGCCTCTCTATGGCGTTTTTCCTGCCCGAATCTATCCACAATCGCCCACACCTCACCCACTGGAAGCAGGGTTTTCTCCACCTCATCACAGATCTGGTCTATGTTATAGTCCCGATATCGGAAGGTGGAGGTAGCGGTAACTGGAGGTGGACTGCCTCGCCACCCCTCATTGATCAATGCAATCGTCGGACACTTGGCAGCATTGGCCAGCCAGAGGTGGAGGGTATCGATGGTTATTAGACAGGACGCCGCATCCAGAACACCCAATAAATCAAATGGCTTTTCTGCCTGTATTGTAGATAGGTCTACGATCTTGTAATCGGGGAACCTTGCCTTGAGACCGCGCATCAAGTTTTCGCTATTCGCGAATGGCGAACTTATCCCATGGGTTGCCACGGCAATGAATGGGCCTTCGGGAATTAACTTTTGTTCCCGTTCGGGATTACGCCGATCAAACACATAGGGAAACTTCCTCCAAAGATCCCGAAATCTTCCCAAGCGGTAACTTTCCAAGGCATAGTTCTTTTCTTGTTTTGTTTCTTTGGGATGCATGAAGACTTGTGCAACCCGTAGATCTGGCAATCCTTGGCAAAGACCGATGCAGTGATGGAGTTCTACAGGATCGCCGCTATACTTCTTGGTCTGGCAGTAGCTTGTCCCTTCAAAGATCGAAGCATATTTCTCTGCTGTGATAAATGTAGCTCCCTTGTTGGCGTAAGCTACGGGCAAGAGGTTGATATTGTCTCCGAGTCTCCCCAGATTCAGGATGGTCATAGCTTTTTGAGCGTATCCAAAAGAGGAAAGAGGTCAACCATGGAGGTGCGGCGTTTGATCTCCGCTTCCAGCATGGACTTGTATATACTATGTATATCCAGATCAGCTATATCCTCACGGGATATACCACTGATTGCAGCCTCTGCATTATTATCCAACTGAGAAATAACCTTGGCTAGGGATGACGGGTTCCCTGCCTCGTAGTCGCTTTCCATGATGGTGGAGATGTCGCCGTCCGCCAACAAATCCCAATTGTAGGCTAACGCCGACTTCTTGCCACAGAGTAACAGATGGGCTACCAACTGCTTCCAAGCCTCTCCCTTCTGCTCCCCGTAGCGGGTTTCGGTAGGAAGTGCCCGATGGCCTCCGCCCATGGCAGCTTGTTTCTTTAGCTGCGAGGGCTTGATGCCAAGCAGCTTCGCACAACGATTAGCTAACTCATCCCGCTCAATCCCATCTTCCAAGACAGACAGAGCTTGCCCAACCTTGCCCATGGCAATCTGTTTATCCTCAATTGAGTTTTTATCCAGCGATTCTGCCAGTGCTTCGGGATAGAGCTTTGCTTCTGATATCAGACTCGCAAGATCCCCGCCCGAAACCAAGAAAGAATCTGGATCTCCATCTAATAACATTACGGCTTTGACCCTTACTCCGAGACTAGCCAGCCCCGCAAATGCCTTGGAAGCGGCCTCCTTGCCCGCTTTATCCCCATCAAATACCAAGACAGCCTCCTCGCACAGACGGCGAATGGTGGCCCCGTGGGATGCGGTAAACCCTGTCCCAAGGGGAGCGATGGCATTGGTAATTCCTGAAAGGTGGCATCTGATCGTATCAATCTGTCCCTCGACAATGACCGCTTGCCCCGAATCAATGATGGATCGTTTGGCCTTGTCCAGTCCGTAGAGAAGCTTTCCCTTATGGAATATGGAGGATTCGGGAGAGTTGAGATACTTCGCAGGGTGGTTGTCGGTGGTTCTCCCGCTGAATCCGACCAGCGTCCCCGACTCGTCCGCTATCCCGAACATAATCCGATTGGTAAAACGCAGTGTCCCGTTGTCGTAGGTTAGACCCGATAGGGTATGATGATTTGCACTACCAGACAGAGCATAGCTCTTGGGCGCGAATCCGATCTTCCATTCCTCGCAGATCTCCTTATTGAATCCCCGCTCTTTGAGGATCTTTCGGGCTTCGGCCCCTTCCTTGCTCAAAAGCAAACTGAAAAATTGTTGGTGGGCTTTATAGACTACCGATACCAAGCCCCTTCGTAGCTTATCGGCCTCGCTTTCCTGTTCCTCTATGGTTATCCCCGCTTTGGCCCCAAGCTTGCGGACAGCTTCGGGAAAATTGATCTTGTCCATCTCCATGACGAAACGAAAGACCGACCCACCAGCCCCGCAACCGAAACATTTATAGTTTCCTTTTTCATCATTGATAAAAAAAGAAGGAGTCCTCTCCCGATGGAAGGGACAAAGCGCAACGAATCGTCCGCCCCTCTTTTTCACAGGAAAGTAATCTCCTGCTACTTCAGAGAGACGGACGTTCGCCGCTATCGAAGCAATGGTGGAGTCAGAGATCAAAAACTAAACGGATTAGGACTTGATGGCATATCTTCCACGCGAGGCAGGACATGGACTGTCCCGTCCCGCTTTGGTTTGCGCGGTACTTCGATGGCAGTCACCACAAACAAAAACGAAGTGACGGCTACTATCAGTGCGAGGAATGCATAGGGTTTCATTTCTTTCCGTGCTTTCTGGTTTCTTGAATATTATTGATGATTAGTGTTGAGAATGACCACGTTGCAATGGCAACGAATGTTCCAATGACTACGAAGGAGAGGATCATACCAAACATAGATCCTCCTGATCGTAGAGTTCTCCAAGATCGCGGAAGTGTTCCAAGATCTTGCCCATCAACTCGTTGGATATAACATCTTCGATGTCGATGAAGAAGCGGCGTTCCAGTTTGCGGCATTCGGCCACACTCATGGTCAATTCAATGTTATTTGAATCGTTCCATACTGTGACCCTTCCCCTGCAACGCCTTTCGGCATTGAGGCCAGCTTTGGTTATGTGGTGGTGGATCATTGGTCCTTCCCGTGCCATTGAAGCGGGGCAAGTTCATCAACAGCCATGCTGTAAATCACTTCCCTTTGACGCTCACTCAAAGGATTGCCGACATTGACTGAGTTCCTCAGTATGGTGATGGCGCTCCTGACATTGGCGATAAGGATGTTGTTTTTGCCGAAATCCTCACTCTGTGGAATTTTTGTTTTCATGGTCAGCAAACAATCAGGAGGTTATTCTTCATCCAATCTTTGCTGATTCCTTTTTCAGCAAGACGATGAGTGATAGCTTTCTTGATTTGCTTTTCGCGCTGCGAAGCGCCCGACTTTTTACTTTTTGGTTTCTGTTTCATGGTTGTGTTTGTTGGATAGCCAGTTGTCTAACTGGCGGTAGGCTACCAGACGTTGCATCCAGTTTGCTTGATTAGTGAACTGAATGCCTCGTGCCAGTAGCGAAGGTTGTTGTTTCGGGCCGCGAACCTTGAGCATGATGTCATGCCACAGGTCGCAGACAAATCTTACTTGTTCTTTAGACATAGGAATCCTCCTGACGTTGGCATTCGTCGCGGATGGTTGACAGGTCTTCCACGCATGGGCGACATCCGAGATGGACACAGGCATCCAATACCTGTGCGTCCCCGAATTCTTGACACAAGAAATAAAGCGGTTTGGATTGATAGGTTTTTCCATCCAGCTTGATTCCGCCCCAAAATTCGTAGTGGTCATTGCCACAGGCATCAGTCCACATTTTGCACCTCCGTTGCTTTGATCATTCGGTAGGCTTTGATGGCATCACGCACATCATCTTTTCTCCAGTTTTTGCAAGCTGGAAGAATTGACTTGTTTCTGTTTTTGTATCCGTAGCGGATCGCTCGCCTTAGAACAATGTCCAGCAGAGTTAAGTTGGCTATGGTTGGTTTGAACTTCTGTATTTTGGTTTTCATGGTGGTATTTGATTAGACTATGTGTTAGGGGTTTTGTTCAATGAAATCTTCATGGTCGATCCACGATTTTCCTGCCGAAGAAGGGGAGAGGCCCGCGCCCGAAGCAGACAAGCCTTGGGTTCCCCCCCCTCTCACCAATGCAGAGAAGCAAGCACTGAAGTTTGCCATGATTCGGAACCGCCCCGATAGGAAAGGACGGGGAGCCAGACGGCGAGCGGGGGAAAAGAAATGGGCAACAAAAGGCAAATAGTTTTTCATGCGGTTCTCCAGAAGCGGAGTTTTTTCTTTCCGCCCTCTGTCACCATCCTTGTAGGATAGCGTTTCCCGTGGCGGCGACCTTCCTTTGAAGCGAGCGAGCGAAGAAAATTCCAGTTGGTTTTTAATCCAGTTTCAGGCCAAGCAAAGGACTCTCCGACTTCCAGTTTTGAGAGCATGAAGGGGAGAGGATGGACGAGCGGCCCTCTCTCCCCCTTACGGGGGAGGAGGACCTTATCGTCAATGACTATGGTATAGCTTCGCTTCACAGGCTATCCACAATCTTTTGGAACCAGTTTTTCGGTAGTTCGTAGGCAACCCCGTCAACAATCATTGACTGATTGTGCATGGGCCTAGCCCAACCCCCGCCGAAGTAATAGAGTCCAGCAGGAATAAACCTCATTGGTTTTTCTCCTCCAAGACTCCCCTTTATTTGTTTTGCTTTTACTTGTGCTGTCATAATCTTATTCTCTAAACCATTCGGCCCGCGCCATTTCGTAATCCTCCGCGACATCCAGACCGATGAAGCGGCAATTATCCTCCGCGAAGGTGCGGATTTCCTCGTCCAGTGCGTCCTCAATAGCCTTGGTTAGCTCTGGATGGCCCTCTACGACGATTTTCTCGTATTGTCTGCCCTCCGTAGTCCACGGCAGATATTTCCCCTCGTCTGCTTCGATTTCGCACTTTGTCACCTCTATGCCTTGGACATCGACATCCCCATCAAACTCGACGTTGACTTCCGCATCGACGTAATAGGTTTTGTCTCCGACTGAGATTTCATTACTGAATCCGACTTTGTATCCGCATGTATGGGTTTTCATTTGTTTTATTGTGGGTTGGGTTCCAGATCCCCGAAGACGGCGCGGAGATCCTGCTCGACAGCTTCAAGCTTGCGTTTGAATTCCGCGAACATTTCATTCTGGTTTTCGTAGCCAATTTCCTTGGCAGACTCCCCCTTCAAGCGGTCACAAACGTCGAAGTAGACCTCTTGGAGGTGGGTGATGGTGGATTGATGGATGGTCTTCACAGTGTCTTTCCTTTCGATGGGGCTTGAGTGACGATAGCCTTGCAGGCGGATCGTGCCGCCGCTTCGACTCTGTCGATAGTTTCCTGTGATACTCTGGAAAACTTATGGGCGCGATTAGCCTCTGCGAATTCCAGAATGTATTTTTTTACTTTGGATTTGTTGATTAGTGCGTTCATGGTGTGGTTTTTTATTTGGTTTTTGTTTAGTCGATCCACGGGGCAGTTTTTCCCGTGAAAGTTTCGTAGAGGTTGATTGCCTCTTTCCAGTCTTCCGAATCCCCGTCCGAAGAGAAGGAGAAAACACTTCTCCCAAGCTTTTCAACGAGGGTCAATAGAGCAAAGCAAACCAGCAAGTCATAGGGCTTGTGTGCCGTTTTGCAGAACCAGTCGCAGGGGTTGGTTCTGCTTTTCTCATGCCAACGAATGGCGAATGTCTCATGGTCAAGATCCGCCGAGGAGTCACCATTGAACCAGATTTCGCTTTCGTTGAATACTGGTTTGCCCTCACCAGACCCGCCGCGAATCTTGAAAAGATCCTGACGTTCGATGAATTTGGCAAACTTCTTAATCTGACCGCTTGCCGATTTGAATTTGCGGCGAAGCGTCTCAGTGCATTCGATTTTTTCGGGACTGTATTCCCAATAGTGTGTGTATCCCATATGTTTTTATGTGTTGTGGTTTATCGGGGAAGATTCCCCATTCTGCCCTCTCCGAAGAGAGGACAGATGGGAAACCCTCGCTTAATTAGCGAGAGCAGCTTGCCTGACCGCTTCGCGGCCCTTGGAAAGCATAACTTCACGCTCTCCGCGACCCGCGAGCATGGCGATGAAGTTGCGCTTATGCTCTGCTGCTGAACCAAGTTGCGAGCGGTAAACCCGCGAGGCAAGATTGGCTTTGCGTCCCGTGCCGTTACCGCTTGTCCAGTATTCCGTAGCACCATTTGCGAGGTCATACAGGTTGCGGCCATTGTTCCCGATGCCATTGGCGAACAGGTCAGCAATCTCGCGAGCCGCATTCATCGAACGGGTTGCAAGCTTGTTTTCCTTGGCATCTGTGGTCATGCAGAAATAACCCGCCGCCATAGCGAGCGCATCATTAGCGTCACAGGCGTGATCTGCGAGGTATTCCATGACTTTGACCAACTCCACGCGACCCTTCAGGATGGCGTTCAGGAGGTCACCCAAGCCTTCAAGCGCAAACTCTGCATTCTTGGTATGGTAAACCTTGAACTTGTTTTCCGCAGCATTGCGCGACCACTGAAACGTATTCATACAGACAATACGGATTGCGGAATCGAAAGACTCCATCGCAATCGTGCCATCATGCGAGGTAACGAAGTTTAGATTCGCCTTGAACTTGTCCCCGTTTATCACAAGGTCAGAGTTTCCGATATCGCACGAGATGGAAAACTTCTTTCCACGCTCTAACGTGCAGACACTTGTCACCTTGCAATCCAGATCCCGAAGTGACTTTTGCATAACGTTCCAGATCTCGCGGTTGCTGATCACTTTGTAACCCGCTTTCGGAATGTGAAGCGGAACCAAGGCATTCCGCCCCGAAAGATCAGGGCGAACTTTGCGGTGATCCGCGACAAGAACTTTGTAGTCTTCAAGCGTTGCCTGTTCCCCGTCCACCTGAACGTAAGCGGGGCTTTCGATTATGTCGAACAGCAAAGGAGAGACTTCCGTGTCTCCAATTGCTGAAACGTGTTGCGCTAATCCATGCCATTCTGTCCCCTGAACGGAAAGGACGATGTCATGCGGTTGTTCGATTTTGTGACTCATATGTGTTTTTCTATGTGGTGTTTTTGGTTTTTGTTCGCCGCCCTTTGTCACCCTCAATTGAGGGGCAGAGGTTGTCGAACGAAAGTAAAAATAGCTTGGGAAGAAAGTTTGTCAAATGTTTTTCTTTGCCCGAAAGAAAAAAAGATTCGGCCCCTTGTCACCTTGTCAGGCTGCTTTTGTTTTGCTTTGGGGAGTGTTGCCATAGCGAGGAGGGAAAGAAAATCGTTTTGCGGGGCATTTAAAGCGCGAAAATCGGGCGGGACGGGGCGGAGGATCGGACTCCGCGCACCTTGTCACTTTGTTTCGTCGGGATATCTTCCGTTTGCGTATAGCGTTTTCCCGCTTGCCGTTTTCACCTCATCATAAATACGGGTATGCTCTGGAAACTGCTCTCGCCTTAAATCAAACTCCAGACTTTTATATAGGGTATCCAAAGCATGCCGCCGCGCTTGCTTGTCTCCAGTGTCAAAACGTTGCGTTTCCAGATTCAGAAACGCCACCTTGTCACCTTCTGACTTTGTAATGGCCGCGAGATAGTATGTTCCGAGACTTTCGGACTGCTCTGATATTTCAATATTGAATTTCATTTGATTAGAATACTCCCTTTGTCAAATCGTAACCTGTCAGGATTCCGAGAGATGCAATGCGCCTCCGCGCCCGATTACCTGTTCCGATAGGTTTTGCCCTCAAATTGTCCGCGATATGCCAGCGGATTTTCTGCTTGGCGCGGATTGCCTTGCCTTGTGACTCAATTCCCGTCCCGCGCCGATAAATGGCAAGGGAGAGACCTAATTTTTTCAGTGTGGTTTTCATTGGTTTTAATGGGTTTCCCCGTGCGCCCCGCGCCGAAACGCGAGGCGAGGCGGGAGAGCCTATACTTGCACCACAAATCCCGAATCATCCTTTCGCGCTTTGCCCTTGGCCTTAAGCCCGACAACGCACCCGCGAGGGTCTAGGAAACGAAGGTCAGATTCGTCCCCGTCCACTACGGGCTTGCCTTGGAAGGATTCGGGAAGCTTGGCCGATGAAAAGACAATTGCCACGTTCCCGCCCGAACCAAGGATGGAAAGCGCAACCTGACCATTGTCTTCTGACCGAGAAAAGGTCAGTTGATAATTGCGGGGAAGCTTGCCCTCCAGATAAGCCGCAATCCTGTTCGGGTTTTTCGTGTAATCATAGAATTGAATCGCGGGGAATCGTTCCATGATCGAAGCAAACCCGCCGCAAGGGATCTTTTCCCACGGGAGGTCACTTGTCCCGTTCAAACGGACACACGGAGTCATGCCAAGCTTTTCCGCTTTTTTGATAAGGCGGGAAACGTCCGCCGCGAGTGTTTCCATGAATCCCGCACGATCACGGACGAATTCAAGAGTCTTCGCGATTCGTGCGCTTCTTACGTTGTCAAATGCGCCACGGCCAGCGGTGAACAGGCAAGCCGCCGCGCATCCTTGGGAAGCATGGGGGCATACATTAATCGCGCCCGACTCTTTCACGGGTGCAAGGTAGAGAATCCCCGTGAGGAATCCTTTCGCCTGACCTTTAACTGTTTTTGCGTTGGTGTCGATGGATAATAGCGTTTTCATGATATGGTGATGGTGTTGGTTTTAGTGTTGAAAAAAATACTTGATCATACAGAGCCCGAAAAAAGGAGACATCCCCGCTACGCAAACAAGCGCAAAGGGAGAAGCTTCCTTGAATTCCCGTAAGATCCCGTGAGCATAGAAAGCAAAGCGGGACGGGTTGCGGACAATGCAAGACAGATGCAGCTTGCAACGTGTAACTGATGGATTGGTTTTTTTCATGGTCAAACAAGCTCCCATCCGAATTTCTTGGCGATCTTTTGAGCGGAAAAAAGGTGCGCTTCTGGCGTCCTGCGTTCGCTCAAGTGATAGAGAATTTCATCGGTGATGGCGTCACGGATAGCAGCAAAGCCGCAAACGTGGGCAAAGTAGACTTTCCGCGAGGCAGCTTGAAGCTCCCCGCCCATTTCGGTGGCATTGGTTTTCATGCACGGGGAGAATCGGACGGGGCGGGAATGCAGTCAACAAGTTTTTTCAATTTATTTTTAGCGGGACTAATTGGAATAATTACAAATAAGAATTGACGAAGTGCGGGAGAGGGTAGGACATAGAATGTCCGAGGGGGTAAGACATTGCATGTCCTATGCCCCTAAAAAATAAATGAAAAAAATCATTTGACAATTAATGCGGGGGAGATATCTTTGCCAACGTATGGGAAACACCACACACACCACCACGGGCAAGGAACCTCGCAATCGGGTTGCCTTGCGTTTGATTCAATCGGCGGCTGATGCTCTCGTGACCTACGAGAATTGCGCGGGACTATCGAAAGCCGATGCATGTTGGAGCGGTCTAAAACGCTGCAAAGAGGATCTTGCAGCCATGGGCGGAAACATGCCAGACCACGAGACGTTGCGCCTTATCGGACGCTACAACGGGGACGGAGAGATTTAGTCTCGCCCCGAACCTTACAGCCCTCTCCTGCCATTGCGCGGGAGGGGGTTTCTTTTTGCCCTGATTTTGGTTTCGGGATTTGGGTCAGGTTGCGCTTTAATTTGGGGCGTCGATTGCGCGAGGATCGCGCCCATTCCTCTGTCGGTTGTCGGCGGTGAGTAGTCCCGAAAAATGGAAAGTCTCGCCATAGTGCCGTATAAGCGGAGACTCACCTATCAGATCAGGGGATGGGGCGGGGAGGGCATGAGAAATGAGAGCCAGCTATCAACCCTGACAGGGGGACGGGACAGGGGCAGGGACGGCCCGACATGGGAGCGGTCCGCTGGCCCAGCGGACCCCACCGAGAACCAAGAACCCACTCGCACAGCAGACCCCCACCACACGGGTGTCGGCATCGGCCTTTCGCTGTGGACGACAGCGTGACGGACATAATACGGGATCTCAAATATTGTGTGCGAAATCTTTCCAGTCAAGTAAAATTATTATTCCTGCTTGGTATACCCCCTCTGTTTAGGGATGTTACCCCCTCTCAAATAGTTTGTGCCAAAACAATCCCGTCAACAAATTTATTTAGCCCCTACCCCCCCCGTCTTGACTTATTACTGGACTGATACCACCCCGTTGTTTTGGGTAATCCCCGTCTTAGATATTTTTCTCTGATATGTTTACGGGGTTGCGGGATCGTGTCTGATCTGCGCCAGTGGATGGGGTGTAATTGCGTTTAAATGGGCCTACGGGAGCTTTTCTGCCCAATACTCTATCAAGTCCTCGTAATGCACTACAACGTCTTCTAGGGCTTTCTGGCGCTCTAAGTAGTCTATGGCTTTGGAAAGAATGTAGAAGTAGACTGGATTTGCCCCTCCCGACCTTCCTCTGACTGGAACCCTGAAGCTGTGCCACCGTTCCCCTGTCTCTTCTTCTTGGTATTGGGGGATGAAGATGGGGTCGGATTCGGGGTCTTCGACCTTCTTGACTATCCTGTATGCTGTTCTTATGGAGACTTTCATGCTTCGGGATTGGTCTCAATCGGCCCTAATGGTATGGGTTGTTTGAGCATAAAAGGCCGCTGGTGGGCTTTTCTGCTGGTTGCCTTCCTCCGATAGCCTACGAGGCACAAAGTCTCTCCTATGGCGTTGTAGATAGGAAGCAGCCTTCCATCCTTGAGTAGCTTATTGATCTTGGGATTCACGTTTCGGGGTTTTGGGGTGTGGATTGCTGGGTTGCGGTCTTGCTTGACTCCTATTTGTTTTGCTCGCATAAATAAAATCGTAGTTGTCCCGATACTTCGGGCCATCCACTTTGCGTGGCCTATCTCCCTTTCCTGCGCTCATTTGCTGCCCTCCTTCAGTCGTTCAAACTCAATGAGCGCGCCGTGTTTTGCGCTTCCTATTCTAAGCGATGGGCTTTCCTGCCAAACTGCTTGAGCCAACTTCTTCGCGCACTCGCGCCACGCATTGCATTGTTCGTTCTGTTCTTCCAGCGCACCGAACAGCTTCTCAATCGTCTCCTGATTTTTGGCGTTCAGCGCCTCCCAGCGCTGGCAATAGTCTTTGTATGGGTTGGGAAGCGCAGAAAACACGTGCCCGAAAACAATGGAAGCCGCACCGCCTATTATGGTGGCTAAAAGGAAGAGTTCTATGCTCATTCCTCCACCGCCTTCCCGCCGTGCTTGAACCCGTGTCTGACGGCGTCAGCAATTTTATGCAGCGCGAACCGCATATTATCCCGCTGGCGGGAGACCTCCCAATAGTTCTCGTTGGAACTGGCCTTGAGTTTGGCGATCTCTCGACGCGCCTCCTCAAGCTCCCTCCTGATTTCGGTGTTGGTCGCGCACGTTTGTCGGAGTGCTGCCAACGCCTCGCCACGCTCGAGCTTTGCTTTTCGCAAATCCTCCGCAAGCCCAGCGTTGGCGTTCCGCAGGTTTTCAACGTCCTTTGGCAACATTCCTTCTGGCAACCCATCGGCCAGCTTGTCGGCGTAGGCTTTCAACTCATCGCGTTCGCGTTCCAAGTCCCCGACAACCAGCGCGCACACGACAGTCATTAAACGCCCATTTGCAGAATGCGGATCGAACGTGCGCGTCTCATGTCTGGTGTTGTAACCAAACGCAGGGGCAAGACGCTCATATGTCTCATGGAATTTGCGTGCTAGTGTCTCGCTCATTTGCTGCCCCACTCTTTGTCTGTTTCGGGCGTGTCGCTCATTTCGTTTTAAATTGGAATTTGGCATCACCATTTGCATCAGCGACCCATTCGGCTACTCTCGCTTTTATAGCCTCTTTCTGCCATTGGATTCCACTAAAGATGCCACCGATGATGAAAGCCGCAATAAAAACAAACACTGTAAACAAAATGTATACTGGTGCTGGTGAGTCATTCATATTTTTTCTATGGTTTCCTCTTCATAAAGACTAATATCAATTCTCCAGAGGTGAGGCCAAACAGTCTGCTTTTTAAGCCATGTAAAGAACTTATCCATTGCCTCTGATGAAGATTCTGCATCAATGGCAACTTTCCCCTCAAAGATGTTTCCATCAGAATTATAATGAGCAATATATGTTTTCATTGTTGTTAGAACTCCAATGGGTCAACCACCCACCCTAATTGGGAATGGCGGTCTGTGATTCGGCGTTGCAGCCCCTTAACAAAGTCATCTCCAGACTCTTTGATGTCACTATCCAGCCAATCTCTGGCAGACTCCAACAGAGATCTTAACGTGGATTCGGCGTGGCTTAGATCGTCGTTAAGCTGTTCGATTGTTTTATTCATATAAGTAGGTGGGGCGAGAGAGGAACAAGGAGGTAAGAACTCCCCCGCCCCAAAAGCTTAGAAAGCCTCGTCTACTTCTCCCTGCTTCTTGTAAGGAGGAGAGAATTTAACGGAAAGATATGGCTTGCCGTCTTTCTTGGAAGTTTGACTCCATGCCGCAAAATCGAGCATGACTCCGTTTACCATGCAACTACCCTTATGGGCAGGAGCTTTAGGGTTGCTGCTTTGATTCTGGAACAAGGCTCCCGAATTATCTTTTTGTTGTTGATTGCTCATATGTTATTATTTTTTTATTGTTGTTTCGCTAATGGCCAATAGATCCACGGTGGGTGCTACGGTCATCAGATCTTTTCTACCGTTGCGTTGGTAAAGTTTATAGACAGAGGGACTCAAGCTTTGTTCACTATTTTCTGTCTTTTCTTCGATATAAAACATCAGGGTGCGGCGTTTGACCACAATCCAGTAGCGTCTAGTTTCGAAGACGATAAAATCGGCTCCCCCATAAAGCCAGCCCAACTCCCCGTTGACATTGCGGAGTTCGACGTAGTGGATTGAGTCATCGGCTTGATCGTCCGACCTTCTCAAGCGTTTCATTGCCTTGACATCATAACGCACTCCCAAATCGTCTTCTATGTCCCAGTGGGAGAACATGTCTTCGGATCGTTCGGCAAATCTTCCGCCTTGCAGGGCTTTCATAAACCTTTCTTCGGCGCGTTGCCCGCGCTCGACAGAGTGTGTGTATTTCATAGTGGTAGCTTAGACCCTGTGCTTTTCAAAGTGTTCAATATTTGTCGCCATCCACATCATAGCCTCTTTATCGTTGCCGACATCTTCGGCATAGACGCAGTTGTCGGAGATGACTCCGTAGTCCTGCAAAATATTCAGCACTTCGGTTTCTTTGGCAAATCTGGCGCGAATCCAGTTTTCCAGTTTATTTCCAGTAGATAAACGAGTAGACGCCATAGGAAAAAAAGCTCCAAAAAAACAAAGAAAGAGCCAAACAGGCAATCAAAGTAAGGAGTTTCATTGTGGTGGTTTTTGCATCACATCTTTTATTGCCTTGTAAAATACAATGGCAGTAGCGAGCCAGAATAGTATGGCTAAAATATTATCCATTATGTTTTTTGTCCAAATGCTTGTCGGTGTATTTCCACCAACAGACAAACACAGAACCAAAAAAGCAATACAGTCCGATTATTGTTTCCATGTGTTATTTGTTTCCATAAAGTGTGATCCAAAGCAGTCCCCATTGGGAAAAGCAATAGCCCCCCCAAACAACCGATAGGGCGTAGTTGCCACGAATCGCCTGCTCTAGAGCAACGATTCCGTAACAGATGCCAACCGCCCCAATCAACCAGATACTGGTCATTTTGCTTTGACTTGTCGTTTTTTGACAGTTGGTTTCTTTTTTGCGGGCTTGCACTTGGTTGACTTGGACTTGACTGACGCCGTATTAAGTACAAACTGCGCTTCAGGGTGCATCATGGAAAGAAAGACCCATGTGTAGTAGGCATCTTCTTCGGAAAGAAATAAAGGAGTGTATTCTTCTCCATCAAAGTAGGTAAAAGAATAGGTGTTGCTTTCAGGGATGTGCCAAGCGCGGATATACCCAAGCGCCCCCACTCTTGCCTCGTAGAGAGGATATTCAAATGCTTCCATCTTTGAGTTCCTCCTTGGGTTGGGTTTCGGACTCAAGTTGTTCAACCATCTCCTTGGCTCCCTCCCAAGTCATCAAGAGATCGGCTTTGTTCTCTCCCTTGGTGCCATTGATCATCAGGATGTTGTCGCTACCTCCGTTGAGCAGGGTGTATCCACTGGCGATATACGCCTTGTCTACACGTTCTTGAAGAGTGTCAGGGGCCAGCGGGCTGGCGGTTTGTTCGTTGGTTTCGCTCATAAATTTATTTGATAGTCTTCGCTGAATCGGACGAAGAGAGTTCCGTCCATATACATATGGTCGAGGTGGACGGGCTCTTTGTCAACCCTCCACAGAAAAAAAGCCGCTCCATACTCCCCGACTCGTTCTTTGGTGATGTAGCCTTCGTGGTCGTGTTCAAACTCGCAATACTCCCGCCAGCCACTGACCCTCTCAAAGACTCTAGCTAGTCCTTCGCTCATATAATTAAGGGTTAATAGAGACGGTGTTTCGGGGTGTGTCAAGAGAAAATAACGCGAACTTCAGCCTCGTCAAACATTTGAAGAGCCGCTTTGAAAGAGTCAGCCCACCGCTCGTAATTGTCCAGATGGGCATTGAAAGGACAATACACTTCTTTAATCCCAGCTTGAATAATAGACGCCGCACAATGGGCACACGGTTGGAAGGGCCAGACAAAGATAGAGTAGCCATTAAGCGGCTCCTTGGCCGATAGGATGGCATTCATCTCGGCATGAATTGTAAACAACAGCTTGATGTCGCGATTGACAATGCGCTCATGGTAGTCCTCCACCCCACGGGGAAAGCCGTTGAATCCCACCGATGCGATGGTTCGATCTGGGCGGACAATCACCGCGCCCACTTGGGACGAAACATCCTTCGACCATGTGGCAACCTCTTGGGCCAAGGCCATAAACCTTGACTGCCATTTACCGTCGATTGTATTCATTATGCCGTCAATTGTTGCCATCGATTTGGATTCCTTGGTTTTCCATCTTCTTGATCATATTGGCTACCATGGTGGATTTCAATTTACGCTCGTAGCTATCTTTACTTCTCCACATCTTGACTTCCGAAATTAAAAGATCAATTGAGATAATTGGGCTTTCGCTTTCAAAGGTTTGATATTCAGAGAGTAGCTGCTTGATTTCTTCAAGCTGGCTACACGAAGGACAGGGGATGTAGTTGTCCTTTCCATTGCTACCATTAAGCCCATCGTTCATTAGATCAATCATAGTAGGGATCGGTAAGTTTGCTGGGAGGAAATAATGCGGTCTTTAAGGGGATGATTTTTTCGGGCATCTGGCTCCAGATTCTTGTGGTTTCGTAGCTCTTCTTGCACCACTTGCGGGTGTTGTATGTCCAGTGGTAGCCCAAGATGTAGGCATTGGCCATCTGGGCATACTGCTTGAGGTTTACGGGTAGCTTGTTTCGGGCGATCTTGCGGACAGCCCGCATCTCGCAATCCCACTCAAGTTCGACTACAAGGCGTATATACTTGTCGATATAGTCTACCTTCTTGCCAGAAAGCCAATCGTCCAGCTTGCCCACGGCATTTTCGCGAATGTCGTGCCAGCGGGGGCGCTGAAGCTGCTGGTCTAGATGACAAGTCTCATGGACAAACACATCTAGCCATGTGGGGATCGGGCGCTTGGTGGCTATGCGTAGCTCTTTGTCGTCAGCCCAACCCGTGGAAGTAGCCTTGCCTGTAATGAGGTATTTCTGGGGAACGAAAGTCAGCTTGAACTTTCGGTATTTGAGGATAGACCGCCCCAAAAAGTTGATCGTTGCTTGATCCATTTATTCCTCTTCTTGGACATCTTCTTCCTCAACTTGTTCAAATAGCCTTCTGATAGGGTTGTCGCAAAAGCCTTCTTCTTGTTCTGGGAATGGCATCAGAACTCCTGTGTCATCGTAGGCGACTTTTAAATCTGCATCAAACTGCGACTGTGTCATTTGGCGTATTTTTACACGAATTAAAAGATTCTTCAATAATCTTTGACCCCTTGCTCATATTTTCTTCTGGATAAAGGGGTTGTAAATTAGTCCAATGACAAGCAGCTTTTAGTTGTTCGGGATCAGTAAGATCGAATGAATTAAGTGGACGGATGTGATCAATATGAAAGCTGTGTTTTTTATTCCAACACATCCCTTCGCGAAATTGACTTTCAATATGCTTGCGAAGAAAATCATAAGAGCATCCTATCAATTCAACGGTTTTAAGAGATTTTTTGACTCCTTTATTTTTTAGAGCCATACAAATTCTTGTCCTTATTCTTAAAATGGTGGCGTATTGGGGATCTCTAGCTTTTCTTTCTTTTGTATATTTTGCCCACCAATCTCTTCTTTTTTGTCTGTTCTCTTCTTTGCTATAGTAAATTTTATTTGTTATTTTTTTCTTTTTAATGCTTTCTGGGCGCTTTTTGTATTCTTTTGTATGTTCCTGTAGTTTTTGTCTGCGCCTATCAAAACTTTCTCGACTTATCCACTCTTCATATATCTGAGTTGGGTCTTTGGGATTAACTCGTTTTTTATGGTATCCCCAAAATATCTTTCCATCAGATTCGCGAACGTCACCCCACTTATGCTCCATTTTCACGGAACAACTCTATAATCGTCTCTTCTTTTTGACGAGTTTTTTCTTGTTTCGTTTCGATAGTGACATCTTCCGCACGGTCATCTGGAATTGCTCCAGCATAGCGGAGGCAGTCAATGAAGTATTTGAAAACGAGATTGTCGGGGTCAATAAGTCGCTTCCTTCTTGCCGTAAGGCGGATATGAATGCGTCCTGTATTTTCTTTTTTGCTGCCTGCCTTCGCCAGTGGTTCATTGCGAATAGAGCGTTTAGGCTTGGGGTTACGGCTGGAACCCTTATTGTTAAGAAAGGCTCGTTGGATTGTATCGATTCGCTCATAGACTCCTTTGCTTACTTCCACATAGCCTGCTGGGATTTCTTTCATGTTTCGGGGTTTGAAGATGGTTTAAGCACCAATATCACAGCAAGCGCAAACCACCAAGGACTCCAGTCCTGCCACCCCACTAGATAGGCTGTCCCGCCGAAAATAAAGATATTCCAGACTAAGCAGAATATTGCGTTCATGGATTCGGGGTTTCACACATTGTCCAAGTCTTTGGTTCATATTTATATGGATATGCAGGATATGTGAAGTCGGGTGGCGGCGAGTCCATAAGATCTTTCATTAGTGTTTTCGGGGGTTCGGTGCATTCGCGGTGGTAGGCTCCAGCATTGCCCCACACGATATCTTTAAGGACTGGTCGCCCGCAATACTTGCAGATGAGATCTGTTCCGTTTCCGTTATATGTTCCGCCAGTGTTCATTTATTATGAATGATTGGCTTGACGTTATCGTTGTGTTCGGCCCTTGCGATGTATTTTTGTGCTTCTGCAAAAGTATTGAAATCGGCAGGATTATACATACAGCCAGCATCTACCCAGAATAATCCGAACATCTTCCATTGGACTTGAAACCTTGATCCGTCATATAGCGGATATTCTTTAATTCGGTATTTCATTGCTCAAGCAATACTTCCTCTTTAAGTCTTTCGGCTTCGGCGTCTGGGGCCACACACATCATTAGTGCTTTTCGGGCTTTCTCTAGTTGTTTCTCTTTTTGTTCCAGCATGATGTGGAGGATGTTCCTGTCGGCAAACTCCGCAACATTGCTATACACTCGACCTACAGTCATATTCCGTGTCCTCTAAGCCAATAATCAAACGCCTCCCACACACGCTTGTTTGGGTTTTGGCACTTTCTTTCTGTTCCATCTTTCTTGAGCCACAGAGGCCCGAAACAGCGATCAAAGTCAAAGCGCCATGTTCGTCCATTCACGGTTATCTCATTATCGGGCATATCGCAGACCGACACGATGGCGTTGTTAAATCGTAGGCATTTCATTTTCTTGATCAATTGGAAAATTCAAGAATTTTTCGAATTTCCCTTAAACGATTATTAACGGCTAGATCGGCCTCGTTTTTAGCATATTCTTCAATGGCGTCACTCATCCATTTCGGAAGTTGAATGCGCTCATCAATTTCATTTTCGTAATTCTTTTCAGATTTAGAATATTCAAATACTCCATACTGATATCTAGGATATATTGCTTTTTTGGGCAGTTTAATTGTCATTTATTTTTCTCCTTTAGTCGATAAAACTCCTCAAGTGCGATGTGCGCCCTGCCTCCAATGGTCATTGTCCCAGAAAGCTCATAGAACAATGCTTCGGCCAGCTTATCCGCACATTCGCGCCATTGGCCACGCTCGGATTTTTCATTGTATGTCGAATTACACAAATCGCATGCATAGTGATCGGTAGACCATGGTTGGTGGCCGCGAACGAATTTGACCCTTCCCTCCTTGCAGTGATCACATTCTGGGAAGTTTTTCAAACACCAGTCGCAATGTGGTAAATCAGCGCGACCCTCCTTTTTACACCATGGGCAGATTGTTCTATCGCTCATTTGATGGCCTCCTTCAGCCGCTTAAACTTGTCCAGTGCTGCGAGGCACTTTTTGCAGTATCCGTTATCGCAACATCTGCCTCGCGGCAGTGCTGCCATCATCTCCGCGCACTCGCGCCATTCGTTGCGCTCGCGTTCTAGATTTTGTGCAAAATCTTCTGGGACAACGTGACAACAATATGTCAGCCCTCTTGCGTCAAAAGACTCTGAATCTGTTTCAGGTGTATCGCTCATTTAATGATTCCCTCTTGGCGGGCCATTGCTTCGATCTGGCTCACATACTCGCGGGTGCAGTTGAATTGCTCGGCAATAGCAGCGAAGTTCATTTCGGGGTTGGCCATGAGATAGCCAAGGATTTTGAAAGCCCGCCCCCCATTGGACATACGCCTCTTGGTAGTCTTCTTGCGCTTGGCCCGAATTCCATTCTTACGCAATGCCTGCGCCATGGCTCCGTATTTGACTCCATGCTTTTCGGCAAGTTCGCCAATTGTAATTTCGGGGTTTTGTTCGATTTCTTGTGGAAGTAAGGATGCTTTGATCATATGATTATGTATTGACATTTAACCTTATCTGGCGTTCAATCTTCGTCAACTAAGTTCTTTTAAATCGCGGGAACAAGCCTTGGTAGGCTAACCAGTTTCATAAGCTGGGGCAATGTGAGTTCAATTCTCACTCCCGCTACCTTTGCAAAGGTTCCACCTCAATGACAAAAGCCCATGGGGCTTTCTCTGTCGAGTAGTTGGGGTGGTCGAAGTTTAGCGCGGCCCACGCGAAACCCGCCCCCGAAGATCCCAGACTTCTACTCTGACAAGTTCGACGGGAATAAGGCGGTGTGGCCGCGCTTTTCTTTTTCATCGGCGTCTTTTGCTGGCGCGGATCTTCTTTCCAGCCAACGCTTGCTGGTAGGCTTCTTCGGTGATGACTCGGCCTCGGAGGCGGAAGAGCCAGTTAGGTTGTTTGGTGAAGTTCCAGCTTAATCCCAAAGCCTTGAGGGTCGCCGCTGTCATTCCGCCTTTGATTTTGAGGCTTTCGACAATCTTGGAATCAATAACTCTGGTGTTGGTAAGTTTGTCTCGCCTGTTAGGCTCTACTGGATCGACTACAGGTTCGGGCTTGGGTCGGGACAACTTGCGTTGAAACTTGCGGGATTCCTCGCGTTCCACGGCATGGAAGTTCTTGTGACACTTTTTACAGAGACAAATCAAGTCATCAAGGTGGTTTAGCTCGTCTCCCTTATGCTCATAGGTTCTGTGGTGGGCCTGTAAATCTAGTGGACTGTTGCAAAGTTGGCAGCGAAATCCCGCCCGCTTCTTGACTGCCCGACTCACTTCTCGCCAATGAGGTGTTTGGAGATAGGCTTGGTATTGAGATTGAGTATTGGTTATCATCACGGAACCTGTGCGCTGCGCGGCTTATGGGTTCTGTCAGTAACTGGATTATTTCGGGATTTCATCCTACCACAATCCCCGAATTTCCCTCTGACACTCTTCCTCATCCCCATAACCCGATACAATATCATCCTCTATATATTGATTATTCTGTATATTGTTATTTATGGGTATTGATAGTTCTTGTGTGGTGCAGGTTTCCTGTAGCACCACAGAACATGTAGCACCAGCTTTTGGCTTCCAGTTGGTTTTGTTGCTTCGCTGGTCTAGCGGGATCGCGTTGCTAAAAAATTCCCAGATGTTACAAAACCCTCCATCATGGCGTTCAACGCTGAATCGCGCATAACCGCTGGACTCAATTTCCTTCATGTAGGATTTAACTTTGGTTCTTCCATCTTTATTGGAAGAGTTCACAAGATATTCACGATTAATGAACCAATCGTCTGAATTGGAAAAAATTGTTAGTAAAAGTCCCTTGGCCCCCATAGAAAGATTGGGGTTCTTGGATATCTCGTTAGAGACAATCGTGTAGTGTTCATTTTTCTTTACTCTGTAATAAATGGTCTTGTTTCTTGTCATGGCTGGCTTCTCCAATTGGTTCGGTTGCTGCGGTTTGGTTCGGGTAATGGTGTGTCGAAAAATTTGAGGCTAGTCTTAATCCTGCCATTTGAAGATATTTCGTAGTGGGCATATCCTGCTGCTTCAAGCTCTCTGATATATTTCTTGATCGGAAACTGGCGGTCTTTCGGGCTTGCCGCGCCAAAGTGTTCGCGATTTAGCTCAACTGATAAATCTTTATCATTCTGGATAGACAAGGCATAAGTCAAAAGCCCCTTGGCCCCGAAGCTAAGATTACTGTCTTTAAATGCCTCGCTGGACATTTCCAGATATCCTTCTTTAGTCATTGGAATAATATTCATGCGGTCTAATAGACACCACTTCTTGCTCTGTGTTCAAATTATTCGATGGACGCAAGATTGTGAGATCCATGGGATTTAAGCACAGTGTTCCACGATTGTCAAAAAAAGTTTGAACATCCGCCAAACCGTGTGGTCTATTACTCTATGAACAACTTTGCGGGATGCATTGAGGGTGCCACTGTGAATACGGGGGCAAGCGACCTGAAATCCCGCAATTCCGAACGTTTCGATGCGCGTCTTCATGGCGCGGGAATAAACGATGAGGAAAATGCTGGGCGGTATAGCAATACGGATGAGCGCCACATCGGGAGACAGAGGTTCGGCCTTAGTCTGCGAACGGTGGGTGCCACATCGTGGTCGGGAGATAGTAAGGTTTATTGGCCCGTGTCGGCCCCTTATAATACGGCACCCCACTGCTATCGCAACCATGGAAACCCGTATATCGGAAAGGGGATGCATACCCGTTCCCAGCAAATCTTTTTTGGAGGCGGGGAGACCCGCATGCAAATGCGAAGCTTTGCCAATCTGGGGAGGTTGACAAAGTGCGCCACCCCGCCTCCAATCTCTTTATGAACAGACAAGACGCCATACAACTACAAATAGATGACATCATGGATACATTTGACTTCCAATGCGTTATGAAGGTGTTGGAAGCCTATAAGTCTATGGAGCGGGGTTACCCCAAAGATTGGTTCTTCAATGATGAACCATTTGAACCCGCGATTCGAGCAGCAGCCCGTGATTGCATGAAAGCGGCGGTCAAGCACGGCTATGCTGGTCATAGCTATTTTGAGGCCCGCTTTACCGAAGGAGAAGACCATGACGGCCCGTGGGTTAAAATTGATTTTGGCTTCGGGGATCATACCCACAATGATGGAACATCTTATGAAAAAACTACTACTACTACCCCTATTACTGAGTAACACCCTCGCCCAAGATGGATCGTTTAATGGGACGGTCTATGATTTGAATTCGGGGCGGATACAGATCATTAGCGGATCGGTTGATGTGAAACCCAAAGAATCCACTTATCTGTCTACGCTTCGTAGAATCAATGCGGAATTGGCCGAATCAAACGCCCGTTTGAGTGCGGAGATTGCCGCCAACAACCAACTTTACGAACTGCGCGAGCAAACACGACTCCTTCGCAAGATTGCCAATCAATGAGCAACTATCTCAACGTCAACATCCCGACCTTCTTTGCCTTCGTAGACGAAGGGTTCTTCTACGATCTGGAACCCAGCGTTAGCAGGGAAAGACAATTGGTTGAGGTATTCGCCTATACGTCAATACCACAGCGTTGTGGGATGTTCAGCGTGATGACCGAATATGGAAGCCAGCATGCCAGAGTCCCAATCCATTACCTCCACACCGATGAGATTGGCGGCACATTCTATCCTTTGGACTGGATACAACTCTGGGACTCCATGAGCTACTATTGTAGCGTTACATTGCACGATTATTGCAAAAACCGTGCAGCAAACATCATGCTAAAAAACAAAACCTTTGAGAAGGCCAAATATATGTTCACCTTGGATTGGTGTTTCGGGCCGCATTATACTAGTGGCTACGGCGAGATGGCGGCGGGGCACAAGTGCGGCCATGTGTTTGCAGGCGAAGGTGGTCAATATTTTTTACAACCCAACAACCGTGTGCTGTGGATGGACGGGGGATCGTTCATTGCCAAGAAATTCCCTACCAAGCCCGACTGGAAAGTCTTCAGCCAAGAGTTTAGCTGCGAGCATGTCGGTAGCCGCTGGGTCAGCGAAAGCGAGGAAGAACTATGGTTTTACGACTTCAAAGAACAGGGATAGCAATCGCACTACTTATTGCAAGTGGTTGTGTTTCTTATCCACGGCCCTACCCTTGGAACTTCCCCCCAGAGGAGGAATGGAACGCCCCGCTGGAAACAAGCTGGGTCAATCTTGTCGATAACTGGCGGAATCTGACAGCCCCGCGCAAAAAGGTGTGGAATCCGATTATTCGGGAGTATGAGACTGACTTTGGCTACGAGATTGAGCTTCTGAAGATTCGGGATCGGGATCTTGAAGAACATGAACTGTATCAATGATCCAGCCTTGCTTTCTAGCCTCCCGCCCGTTCTCATGTATCCACCGATGGCAACCCGAACAGAGCGCGGCAAAAAGGTCGTAGCGGTTGAGCAGCGACCCATGGCGCTGGGCTTTGTGATGAATTTCAGTAGCCTTACTTTTCTTGCAACGCTCGCAAATCGGGTGGAGAGCCAGATAGGCTTTGCGAACATTTGCATACTCCTTGTATTCGCGCTGGCGCTTGGGGGATGCATACCGCAACCTTCCGCTGCGTTTCAATGGAGTTTTTGAACGAAGTGGAGTTTTTCTTGTCATACCTTTATGATCACTTGGAACGATTACAACGATACAAAGCCCGATACAGAGGGAATCTATCTTATCAAAAACGACGAGTCAAATCCTCCTTTAAAGTGGGCTTGTTATTACCATCCCCACCATGGATGGAGCGGGATTGGACATATCCTTGAACGTGTGATTAAGTATTGGAGTCCATGGCCCGATTCAAAGTAGTATTGACTGTCATCAATGAAGACTCCGTCACTCCATTCGTGGTTGGCCCACGCTTTCGCAGGGCGGGGAGGATGCCAATGGAGCATCTGGCAGCAGAGCGAAGCGGCTATTGGTTCGACCCTGTTAAAGAGCTTGATCTCGCGCAAGAATGCGCCGATCAATTCACCAAATACATCAAAGATGCAGAAGCAAAGAAAAAGAAAAAATGAACGATAAAACCAAAACATTCATTGTGTCCCACGGAGAAAAAGTTGTCGAACTCCATGGATTCGGGCTTTCCCATGAGGAAGCGACATTGCAGTCTGATCAGCTAACAAGGGCTGGCAAACGCAACGTTCGCATCCGCTTGGAAGACCCCATCCACCCAAGCTGGCCGCTCAACTTCGACGCACAATGAGTAACGATTGGAAACAAGATTGTGTACAGGGTGATGATGGTGTTTGGATTTTTTGGCCCACAGAAAATACTGGAGCCTATCCAGCACACTTACTACGCACTATCGCGGATTACATTGACAAACTAAACGCCGAAAACGACAAATGAACGACACGCCCGAAACAGATAAAGAGTGGGGCAACTGGCTTCACAAATTAAAAATGCCCATTGAATCGTTTGTGGATTTTGCTCGCAAGCTGGAACGTGAACGGAATGAAGCCTTGGACTCATTAAAGTTTATCGCTGAGTGGGGCGGAAAAACACATGAAACGGAATGCGGCGATATCCGTTGTGATGGAGGCTGGTGCGCCGAACAAGCCCGTTCCGCAATTTATTTACTGAAAGAAAACCAATGAACATCGTATTTGTCTACCACAACGGAGACGCCGATCTGGCCATGGAGTCCGCCAAGGCTATCACGGCAATGGGGATCAACATGCGCCACAAAGCCACGGTGTGTATCAGAAATGGAACATCCAAGGTTTCCGATATCACCCATGAACTAAAAAAGTCCTTTCCCGAAGTTGACCAGTTGATCGTCCAAGATGGATTCGATGGCTGGCCGCTTGGCCCCAACCAGATGTTTGCCGATGTATCCGCTGCCATGTATTCGACCAAGGTTCCATTCTTTTTCTGGGAGCCAGACTGCGTTCCAATGAAAGAAGGCTGGCTGGACGATCTCGACGCCGAATACCACAGGAAAGTCGGCATCATGGGCCACCTCTACGAAGGAGGCATGGCAACCAACGGTAAAAACATCTACAAGATGATTGTGGGTAGTGCCGTTTATCCGCCCAATTTCTTAGACTTTTGCCCTTCCGCGCAGTCCCTATCGACCTACAACTTGGCCTACAGGAACGCAGGCACGATCCCAGAGCCTTGGGATGTGCGCTGCCGCTGGAATTTTATGGCTATCGGACGGGACACTCCGCTGATCCGCACCTACTGGAAAAGTGTCAATTACCAGTGGAAGGATGGAAAGATTGTCTTTTATGCCGAAGACCCCGAAGCCCAAGCAGTTCAAGGAGTCACTTGCCAAGACAGAGTTATCTCCAGCCAAGCTGTAGTCATACACGGATGTAAGGATGGATCGCTCCACAAAATGGCTCAAGAAGGATTTCCAATGCCGTCAGATTCGACGGGATTGGTACAAAGTGTCAACAATGAGGTACAAAGTCCTACAGTTTGCAACAATACCTCAGATAAGGTGCCTAATGGTGTGGGAATTGCAACAGATTGCGACTTAGCGCCATACCCAATTCAGGTGTTGTGTGAGGCTGTTGGACTAACTACAAGAGAAAACCGATTGCGGGCGGTCAAGCAAGATCCTCCAAAAAAAGTTAAGAAAAAGCGGGTTATCTCAGAGGCAGAGCGCGAACGCCGCAGGCAATCCATGTTGGCGATTTTGGCAAGAAAGCGTGAACGAAAAGCCCAAGCGGCTGTCTAACGCTTCCTATGCACGAAGTCATCTACGAACCATCGGCGGAAACCGCAATTCTGTCCTGCCTCTGCCACGCGCCAACAGAGGATCAAAGAGAAATCCTTCTTTCCATTAAGGAGGATCATTTCTACCTACAGGAGAACAAAATCATCTTTCGGGCGATCATGCGGTGTATCGCCAAGGGGATGCAGGCAGACATCATTAATGTGAAGGCTGAAATCGAAGCGGCCAACGAATACGATATCATTGGTGGTGAACAAAAGCTTACAGAAACTGCAACTTCGTGTGTAGCGCATAACAACTGGAAACGCTACTACCCCAAGCTGGAAGAAGCCCGCTATCGCAGGTCTTTGGAGTATTTGGCCAATGACATGGTTCACAAGGCCCGTGACCGTGAACTAAAGATCGAAGAACTTAAGAACTGGTCGGAAACCACAGTGATGAAGGCCGACTACGAGATGGATGATGGGGACAAGCTTTCCATTATTAATGCCCTAGACCGCGCTGCCCAGAACATCGAATCCACTATTGCGGGTAAACCCTGTGTCGGCATCAAGACGGGACTGGTTCCAGTAGATGATCTCTTGATCTTCGGTATGCGCGGCGGAGACATGGTGGTGGTCGCCGCCCGACCAGCGGTGGGAAAAACCAGTAGCGCCATGCAGATTGCAGAGCATGTGGCCCTCAACCAGCAAAAGCGGGTGCTAGTATTCTCCCTTGAGATGACCAGCGTTGCACTCATGGAACGTCTAATTCGCTCCCGTGCGCGTGTGCGAGCCGCCGATATCCTCGCAAGAACGGTGACCCCGCTACAGAAGAAGGCTCTGGCAGACGCCACAATGGAGATCCAACAGTCCAAGATTCTCTGCGATGATAGTTCTGCCAAGTCGATTGGCTATCTCAAAGCGGTAGCTCGCCGCGCCCACCAGCGCGAACCACTCGACCTTATCATTATTGATTACCTCCAGCTTGTCAGAGGAGACAGCAGGCGCGGGAAAGAAAACCGTGTGTGCGAGGTGGAAGAGATTAGCGGCGGAATCAAAGATCTAGCCAAGACTCTTAAGGTTCCCGTTTTGGTGCTGGCTCAACTCAACCGCGATCCCGACAAGCGCGGTGGACGCCCAAGTCTTGCTGATCTCAAAGGATCAAGCGCCATTGAGATGGATGCCGATATCGTCATTATGCTCCACAGCGAGGAAGCTGCTGATCACGGGCAAAACCCAACGATGGAATTCATAGTCGCCAAGCATCGTGAAGGGCCGACAGGTGTGGCCAACATGATCTTCAACAAGGCGATTACTCGCTTTGAGATTGCTTAGACTTCCAGCAGAAATCGGGGAATTCCAGATTTTCTCCACCTTGAACCTCAACGGGTAGGTGGACGCTGACGGAATTAAAACAGCCACATATACCACAAGCCTTGAGTTGCATGTCGTAGGAAGTCTTTCTTGCTCCCGCGATGTGTGGGAGCATCCCAGCAATCCCCTTGCACCCCCAACAACCAGAGGTGGCGATTTGATGTGGGCAGGCCGCACAAATCTTGGCTCGGCGTTCGGCTTCTTCTTGGGAGACAAGCTCAAACTTTCCGTTGACCGCAAACTGATACATTGCCCGAACCCAACGGACAATCTCGGCAAATCCCAACTTTTGTTTGGCTTGGGTGCAAGGAACACAGTTTGGATTTCCAGCTAGTCGGTCACAAAGATTGTGTTCTATTTGTGACACAAAATCTACAGGAGGAGTAATTCCTTTGGAGACCAGAAGCTTCTCGCAATTCCCGACCATGTCCCAGAAGTCTCCTCCATATACTTCTTCGTTGACTATTGGGCACTTGACGATCCACCCTTTCGGCGGGACATCAGTCTTGCGCGGATAACAAAATTTCGGAGCCTCACTCATTGACAACTAGCTCCGCTTCATAGGTTGAATCATCTGGAATCTTCATGGATTCCAGCTTGGTGGCGATATTAATCTGAATGGCATTCTGTTGGTTTACGCCTTCAGAAAAGTTGATGGCAGCAGCTTCGGCAAGTTGCTTAATATTTCTCATCATCCCAAGAGCCTCCATGCCGTCTAGGTCTTGCGCGGCATCAGCAGCCTTGACCAACACCTTACCAGTCAGAAACTTGATAGATTTTTTCATGGTCTCCAATGAAGCCGTAATTTCCGACATCAAAGTTGGAACCCCGTCATCCTCCCAAGGGGCGGGGGATTGCTCGTTAACCAGACGCTCTCGGCATTGAATCCAACGCTGGGTATCGCGCCACAGGCAGACGGTAGACTCGCTAACTTTCAGTTCGTCAGCAATGTCCCGAATCGTTCGACCAGAACAATACATGGAGAACCCCTTAATGCATTCAAGCCTGCGCTTCTTGTCCATCTCTTCCATCTTGGCGGGAGGCGGAACCAAGGCTACAGGCTTCTCGACATCCCAAGGATAGAGGTTTTCTTTTTCGGGATTTTCCTGCCAGATCTTCACATGGTCATCCCACTTTTCGCTATAGATCAGCTTTTCAAGTGTGGGTTTGTGTTTGGTGTCCAAGGCTTTCATCACCTCTGGCATGTTTCGACCAGCGGCATACAACCGAAATGCATTCTGTTTTTTGAGGCGGTTTTCGGGACTATCCCAATCCCGTTCTGCAACCTTGCGCTTTTTCTCCATTGCGATTAGTGTAGTATAAATTTCATAAATGGCAACAGTTGATCAAGGTGTAGAGAAATACGGGAGGTTGTGGCTACCCAAAGACGGACAGGCGATTACGCCGATCCGTATTGAGATGGATGCATTCCTGCAAGGGTTGACCCCCGAAGAGGGCGGTTTAGGCAAAGCCCGCCACTACCGAAATATCGTTTCAGCTATCTGGCCCACTTTCCAATGGCACAAGTGGGCGGAACTGGCCGCACAGGCATTTTGTACAAATACCTACGAAGTGGATGAGGCCACTGGAAACAAGTTTGTCCGAAGCGTTACAGGTTTGGCTGGCGGTACAGACTCTGGCAAATCCTATGGAATGGCCGCATTCGCGCTAGTTAACTGGTTCTGCGACCCAATCAATACGATGTGCATTGTGGTCTCTACGAGCAAAATAGACGCAAAGCAGCGTATCTGGGCGGCACTGGTTAAGATGTATCGCGAAGCCCGAAACATGGGACTAGCCTCTGGAAGGCTCATTGAGTCTATGGACATCATCAAGCTGTCTGACGAAGAGGGGGCGATCATCGATCCCGAAACAGGGGTAAGTGATGCATCATCGATCATGCTTTTGGCGGCTGGCGACGAATACAAAGATGATGCCCAAAAACGGCTTCAGGGCAAAAAGAATCGTCGTATTGTGTTGATAATAGACGAGTTACAAGACTGTTCGGCTTCCGTGATTAATGAGGCAGTCTGGGGATTTAAGGGCGCTCAAGAGCTTTATATCGTTGGCGCGGGAAACCCCTCCTCCATCTTTGATCCCCACGGAAAATTCTGCGAACCCATCAAGGGATGGATGAGTGTGGACGAGGACACCCCGAACTGGAAAATACGGGTGGCTGGTATTGAGGGAGTGTGTATCAGATTTGACTCCGAAAAAGACAATCCCAACCAACAGTCGTTTGAAGCTGGCAAAGGACTTCGCTATCCATTCCTTCCAAAGCCAAACGATGTGGCGTTGGCCCGAAAGGAACTTGGAGAACTTAACCCTCAGTATTGGAGGAAGTTCAGGGGCTTCTGGCCTCCCGCAGACGCCGATGATTCCACGATTGTTTCAGACATACTTTTAGCCCGTCACGGGGCCATGGATAAGCCAATCTGGGATGGAACCCCGAAAGATATTGCTGGAATTGATCCAAGCTACACCGAAGGCGGAGACAGGTTTGTCTTTACCCACATGAAGTACGGAAGGCTAATTACGGGCAAGTGGGCCATAGCCGTGGAAAAACAATACGTCTTGAACCGCAGGGCTGGTTCTACAGAAGACTTCCAGTATGAGATGATCCAACAAATTCACGACCTCTCTCTCAAATTGGGAATACCGAATCAATGGATGGGGGTGGATGCTTCGGCGGGTGGTATTTTCTGGTCTATTGGAGAAAGAGATCTCTTAAAAGGTTGGAATGCAGTGAGTTTTGCGGGAGCGGCATCCGATCTTCCTGTGAGCGCCCAATACGCCATGAGGGATGAGGCAACAGGAAAACCACAAGTCGGCAAGGAATTGTTCCACAATATGGCTTCAGAACTATGTTTTGTTGCCCGATATTTCCTAGAATGTGAGCAACTCAAAGGCATAACCCCCGATTTGGCTTGGGAAATGACCCAGAGAAAGTATGTGCGCCGAACCAGAAAGATCATCATTGAGTCAAAGACCGACATGAAAAAGCGGATCGGAAAATCTCCCGACTTATTCGACTCATTTGCGGTAGGACTGTTTGTTGCTCGCAAAGTTTTTGGGGCCATGGCTGGATCAGAGGCTATTGAGGAAAAGAAGCGGATCAACAAAGAAACCTTCAAGAAACTTAAACAAACCTTGACTCTAAGAAAGAATTGGTAGATTCTATTTACCATTTATGGCTCAACTACCGATTGCCCAAGCGGATATTTGCATCTTCCAAGGGGCTACTTTCGATCAAGTCTTGTATTATGAAACTGGAGAACCCTCAACTCCAGTCGATCTTACTGGATATACGGCCAAGATGCAAATTCGTTCAAAGCCCGAATCCAAAGCTGTAATTCTTGAGTTGTCTACCGATGTAGGTAATGGTAGGATCACCCTAAATTATTCTGGTAACAATGGGGCTATTCGACTTTTTATCTCGGCTGCTGACACGGCGAACCTCTCGGTCTGTGACAAGGCCGTATATGACCTATTCCTATACAACGGGGCCGTCAAGCTTCCAATCCTGTCGGGCAATGTTATCATTTCAAAGACTGTTACGCGATGAGTAAAATTTGCATTCCAATCCCATCTTCCACTGTTATTGGAGTTTCTTCAACCCCGATTCAAACCCCCAGCGTCAACATTCTTCGTGTTGAGCCATCAATCACAGGATTGGATGGGGGCGGAGCAACTAATCTTGACGGACTTAATACGGTGAGCGGAAACTACGCTGTTGGCATTGTTATATTTTTGGTGATCGACGGAATCCCAGCGATCTATCAACTAACCAATGGCACAGACGAACAAAACTTGCCATTTGTAGTCAGGCCCAACGACTATGATAGCCAAACAGGAACAAAGCGGGTTTGGAAGCGACTAATGTAAAATGAAATATATTCTCTCACTTATTATCAGTGGAGCCTTGGTTGTTTCGGGCTTCGGGCAAACTCGCAATGTGCTGGTTAATACCAACAATGCCGTAGTCCAGCCTACCAACTTCTGGAGTGCTGACGCCTCCAATGCTCGCTCTGGTCTTGGACTCGGAAGCGCGGCTACCAATGCTTCTTCGGCATTCCAAGGTTCTTCTTTGGTTCTTTCCAATTTGGCTTCCAGCAATGGGGTCAACCTGACAAACATTCCATTGTCTGGGGTTGTGGGAGCCTTGGCCACCAATGGCAATGGCGCAGGATTAACGAATCTCACAGCAGCCAATATCACGGGAACCGTGGGGTTGGCATCTAATGTCACGGGAACGATCGCTATTAGCAATGGAGGAACGGGAGCCACCAACGCGGGTGGGGCAAGGACGAATTTGGGGTTGGGGTGGAATGGCTTAACCAATACTAATGCTAGTGATTTTAGAAATGCTCTAGAACTTGGCAGCATAAATTCAGTTAGCTTTACAAGAATAACAGTTGATCCATCAGTAGACGCATCAGCTATTAGATTTGGAACAAATATTACTGGATTTTGGTCTGGACCAAATACAAATTATAGTTCTTTTAGTGTTAGGGCTGGTGGAAACAATCTTGTTTTATTTGAAACCAACAGAGTATTATTTTTTACAAATATTGTTTTTGATGGAGGTTCGTCTGGCTCTGTTGCGGGCGCTACACGAACCAATCTTGGATTAGGTGCCACCAATGTTGTAGAATTCAATGAAATTGTTATTGGCAATGGAAGAATCAACTATGGCGGGGGTAGCCCGAACGGGTTAAGACTTTTTGATGGAACAAATGAGGGTATAAGGATTATTGGTGATACCGCTGTTGGAAGATTTAGCGGATCTCTTAGTGGTTTGATAAATCTTGGAACTGGAAGCAGTATTACATTTGGCGCAAATAGTCAGGGAATTATTTTCAATGACACCAATGCAAGAAACATTACGCGCACCAATTTAGGTCTGGGCCTCCCAGCATTAACCAATACTAACAACTCCGATTTCCTTGCGGCATTCTTCGGAGCCAATACCAATCCAGTTTTAGTCAACACCAACGGAGAAGTGGTAAGCCCGACCAACTTTTGGCAAGTGGCTCCGATATCCACAACTGTTCAATATCAGACAAATGTTACTGAAACATCCACAAATGCCGCGACAAACAGCCGTAATCTTTTCTTGTTTAGTCTCGCTCCTTCGGTGTCGGGAGTGACGAATACGGTCACGCTGCCGACCAACCCCGCAACCACATTTGAAGGAGACAGGGCCACTATTACTCATCTAGCCCAAACAACCAACGCAGTGACGGCTATTAGGCAATTGGGCGCAGCAACCAATCTAATCACTCTCAACCAGCTTGATGAGGCGGTTCTATTGATGTATCGCGGTGGAGCATGGATATTGGCCGATAATATCTCCTACATTGAGCCTATCTATTTTTCGGGCACCAACGCCGCAGCCAATGCGGCTTCAAGCAGAACCAATCTTGGACTTGGAGCTACATGGCTCACCAATACCAATGCAGCAACGTTTCGCACTGACATTGGGTTGGGCTGGTCGGCGTTGACCAATAGCAATGCGGCAACGGCACTGCTCGGCTATAACAAAACTAATGGACGGGTGGTTTATTCTGAGGAGAATATGCTGACGTTTACAAACAATATATCTATTTTTGAAGACGTTGAGGCCGTCGAACTTATTAGAGATGCTGCTTCAGAATTTCTTTATGGTATTACAATGGGTTCTGCGTTGTCTTTTTTTGGCACTAATACGGAACTATCTGCTTCCACCACCCGCACCAACCTCGGCCTTGGGGCCACCAACAGCGTCTCCTTCTCCAATGTCACGGCATCTGGAACTCTGACAGCTACTGGCACTGTGACGGCAACCACCAATCTTGTGGTTAATGGGTTTGTAGACTTCTCCACCAACCACACCAACTCAAACCCCGCAACCAACAACCAGATCAATGACTTCATTGAGATTCGTGTTGGAACCAATCAATTCTGGCTACCAGTTTATAAATGACCAACTACTGGAGACTTGAGAGAGATATTGAAATCGTCCAAGGAAAAACATGGACGGCAAAGTTTCGTTATCTGACCAAGTCCTGCAACGGGAAATCCAATGTGCCCGTCAACCTTTCGGGCTACGGGGCCAACATGGTGATTCGGGAGTGTGCCAAGGATAGTGCTACATTGCTCACATTGACCTCTGGAAGTGGGATTGCCTTGGGTGGAGCGGCGGGAACCATCGAAATCGAAATCACCGCCACACAGGCCGCAAACCTTACCGCTGGAGACAACGTTTACGAAATAGAGCTTTATCAGGGATACACCTATATAGCTTTTGCAACTGGTAAGGCCAAGGTTTATCAAGAAATTGCGCGATAATATGTCTGTAGAAATTATAGAAATAATCAAAAACGGTTTTGAGGTTATTGAGGTGGTGGAGCGGGGGCCAATTGGCCCAGTTGGCCCAGTTGGCCCAACGGCTGTTACAAGTGTTGGAATAAGCGGCTCAGATGGTATAGAAGTGGATTCGGGGTCTCCTGTGACAGGCGCGGGAACCATTACTTTAGGGATCAACGCCGCAACTCTAAGAAGCCATATCAACGTGGCAGACGGGGCCGAAGTGAACGTCAACGCAGACTGGAACGCCACAACGGGCGATGCCCAGATACTTAACAAGCCCTCGTTCAACACAGGTAAAACAATCTACGTTGACGCGGGAGTTGGAACAGACACGAGAACAGGGTTGTCGAAATACGATGCTTCTAAACCCTTTTTGACCATCGCGGCAGCAGTTGCTGCTTCGGCTGTCGGTGATTTGGTGTGGGTTCGTAATGGAAGTTATACGATAACTTCAACGATTGATTTGAATAATAAAGGCAACACCTATTTCGAGCCAAATACTACAGTTGTCGTTCCTAACGGAATTGTAGCATTTACCTATTCCACCAATTCTGCATCAGCGGCAGTATCTATCGATGGGCAGGCAAACTTTTTTATTCAAGGAAGCGGTGGATTGATACAAAAAGGCGGTGCATCAGTAATGTATTTTCGTTGCAAATCTATATTAGATTTGGTTCCAGCCTCCCCTTCAGCTAAAATCCTATTTTCTTGCACAGGGGGAACCTTTTTTGTCAACGCCGAAGCAATTACCACGCCTTCTGCTTCAGTGTTTCAAGTTACAGATACTGATAATATCGATTCCGTAATATCTGCTAATGTACCATATATTATCGGAGGTAATGTCATTGATGTTAGCGGAACATCAACACCATTTAGGAAAGCAGGTTTCAGTGGGGATTTTTGGAGTATAGGCAGCTATGGTCAACCAGTCAAAATAACTGGCTCTGCTAATGCAAGCATTTTATTGAGAAGTGTAATTTATAGATTTAGCGGACTCTATACGCAACCTGCTATTCGTCTTATATCAAATTCTAATGCGTATGGACATGGTATAATTTTTCGTGGTGGCACCATAAGAGAACCAAACAACAACCCTGCGGTTGGCATTGAAGGCGATAATTGGGCCACTGGAAGAATAGCTTTTATGAATACAATGTTTCAAACTAATACTAATGTACCTTGTATTAGTTCTGATAGAGCGAGAAATGTTTCTATGACTACTTGTTATGCACAAAATTCTGCATCTTCAGAGACAAATATTGTGTGTGGTAGCTTGGTTGTAGACCCAGATTTTGATTGGTAATTGCAAACGTGAATATTTTAGGCGGCACATTGAATGTTGATACTGATTTTAACTTCTAATATCAGCGTGTCTGGAGTTTACACACAAATAGCCGCAATATTTTAAGTAGTAATATGCAAGAAAAAGTAATAGAAGCAGTCATATTTTATCGACTCGTTGCTCTCAGCTTATTCAGCAATAGTTTGACTTTTAACAGATCAACAAATAAACTTATACACTAATGGCTTCTAGCGGAAATACAGAATTAGAGAATCTATCAGAGAGCGGTGCAGCGCCTAAAAAGCGGATCAAGTCATCCGATAGTCTCGTTTCTATCGCAGATAAGTATATCGAACAAGATGAGGATGCGGCGTATCTTCGGGCGCGGGCGCAAGCCTTGGTCAATGGAGAGGCCCCCTACGATGCCGAAGAACTGAAAAGTAAAGGATTGACCCATGTGGTTAATGCCAACTTCGGGGAAGCCAACGCTATTATGGAAGCGGCCTTGGCCCCGTATATCGAACTTCAAAACGGCGTTCCGCGCATTGCTAATGTCATCATGGACTCCTACGAAGGAGACTCCAATGAGGATTCCGAAATCATCTCTGAAGAGTTTGATTGGATGCTTAAAGAATGGAGTGACCATGCCTACAATATGCAGCTTCTTTCCCGCGAGTTTGTGGGTGACGGGGTCGGGGTTGCCATGTGGCCCGATGAACGCTCCATCTTCTGGGAGCCTTGCGGACTCAAAGACTTCAAGGTAGCCCGTGACACTAAAGTATCAGATGAGGCCATCGAAGTAGCCATTGTCCAACGCTCCATGAGCGTGAGCGAGCTATACCACTATATCCGCAATCCTAAAGCAGCAAAAGCCTTGGGTTGGAATCTTAATGCGGTTAAGCAGGCCATTTGGAAGGCTTCGACCAAGCGCGACCAGTGGAAAAACTACACCGCTCACTGGGAAGACTTTGAGCGCGAAATAAAAGAAAACGACCTTTATGCGGGTGAATCTGCATATCATAGAGCGCAGCTAATCTATGGATACAATCGCGAATTTGATGGCAAGTTTACCCAGCTTATCGGTTCCCGCGATTCTTCGGACTTCCTCTACGAGCGGTATAGCCGCTACGGAAACGTAAACCAATGCTTTGTCATTTTCACATACGGAGTTGGTCAAGGGACGTTCCACACCATTCGCGGACTCAAGCAGAAGATCTACAATCAGATCCAGATTTCTAATAGGGTTCTTTGCCAATCGGCCCAAGCCGCTATCACGGCTGGACTCATCCAGTTGCAGGGTGATGCCGAAGCCATCCAAGACTTCCAGTATATCGAAGTCGGGCCGTATACATTCATCCCTAGTGGGCTGACCCCGATCCAACTTCAACCTCCGTCGATTGCTACACAGGGTCTTCCTGTCTATAATCTGATGAGCCAAGTGTTGCAGAATAACACAGGTAGTTACCGCTCGCGGCAAACTAGCCCAGACGGCCAAGCCCGTTCTGCCACGGAAGTTGTTCAGCAAGCCCGCCAAGAATCCACGCTCAACGCCGCAGCACTGGAACTCTTTTACACTCCGTATAATAAACTCTTAACCGAGCAATACCGCAGGGCGGTAAACCCCTATCTGACTGCCAACGATAAGGGCGGAGCTTTGGCTCTTGAATTCCGCCGCCGCTGTGCCCGTCGAGGAGTGTCTGTCGAGCGTATGCGCCAGTTTCTCAAGGTCACGGCATTCCGTGCCATGGGTGACGGAAGTCCTGTGATGACCGAGATGGCAAGCAGGCAACTCATGGAACTCTATTCCTTGATGGACGAGAAAGGTAAGGAGAATACGCTCCGTTCTGTCATTGCTGGCATCTCTGGGGTGGGTTGGCAGAAGGTTAATCTCTTTGTCTCCGACAAGGGGCCGCGCCGAACCATCGATTACGATATTGCTAATCTTGAGAACGGCAACCTCCGTCAAGGTATCCAGCAGATGGTTCACGACAGCCAGAATCATGCGGTGCATATCGAAGCACACATCCCGATGATTGCCGAAATTATTGAGGCCCATAGGCAGCAGCAGATGGCCGATGAGCAAGCAATGCAAATCCTTCGTCCCGCCGCAGACCATGTGACCGAACACCTTGTCTTATTCTCAAACAACAGTTATAGGGCACAGGAGGTTCGCGAACTTCGCCGCCAACTTCAAAACCTCACAGCTTATATCGATGAATTAGAGCAACAGGTCATTAACCGCATGATGGCCCAACAGAGCCAGATGCAGGAACAAGCCATGCAGCAAGTGCCTCAAGGCCAGATCGACCCCCGTGCCGAAATGGAACTCCAGAAGGCTCAGTTGAAGTTGGCTGAGATGCAGGAGAAGCGGATGATGAACCAAGAAACCCATCAGCAAAAGATGGAGACTATTCGTCAGCAGATGGCTCTTAATGATCTTAAAACCCGTAGTTCTATTTTAGAGAAGACGGCAAGACCAGCAGGCCGACCCCCGATGGCCGCACAAACAGCGTAAAATTTACGATATTTATACTAGACAAGATTATAATCTGCGTATAGTTAGGACTTATTAATGGAGTGGACAGATCAAGATGCCCGCGAGTGGGCTAAAACATGGGCGATGCCCCATATGCAGAAGGGACTTAAATTTATTTCCAAACGGGTTCGCCCGAAACGGAGCAGCAGTCCTGTGGCGCAAGGTTTCGATCTGTCGCCAGTGTTCATTAAGAGCGCGGGATTTTATGAAGGCTCACAAGAGGTGATGGATCTCATTGAGACTCTTGGTTATGGTCAGGTAAATAAACCTAAATTTGACTTGCCAGAACCCTTTTCCCATATAACTTCAGAAGAACAAACCAAATAACTAATATACTACCATGGCTGATATCCTTAATTCCGCCCTCACGGGTGACGCAGACTTTGCTGGCACAATCTTTGGCGGCAAAAACCAAGAACCTGTAGCAGAAGCTCCGAGTGAAGCGCCCGCGCCCGAAGCAACCCCCGAAGTTTCCCCCGAAGCCCCGAAAGAGGAAACTCCCAAAGAGGAGAAAAAGGTTCCCGTCAAAGCGGAATCCAAGACCGAAAAGAAGTCCAAGTCCACCAAGGAAGAAGTAGAAAAGAAGGTTGCGGATATCACCAAAGAGGTATCATCTAAGGATACTAACGAGCAAAAAGAGGCAAAAAGTGAAGATCCCAGTGAAGATCTTCCGCTCAACCCCCACTTCCAAGATAAGGCGGTAGCCGACAAGCCCGAAGGGGATGATTCTGAGAAGGGAATCTCAAGCTGGAAAGAGATCAAAACTGAAATGAAAAAGGCCCGCGAGGAGCGGGACCGCCTCAAAGCCGAATTGGAAGCCACCAAGGAGAAGGTGGGTAAATATGAAGGTGAGACGGTCAAAACCCTCCAAGAAGAGCTAGAGGGCTACAAAACCCGCATTGCCGAGCTAAATCGCGAGCTAAAGACCGCCAACTTTGAAAGAAGCCCCGAATACGTTGAATCCATCAAAAAGCCTCTGGCGGGCCTTCAGGGCGATTTAAAGGCCATTGCAGAAGCCAATGACGCCGACTTCTCCAAACTCTGGCAAGCCCTGACCGAGCCAGACGCCCGCAAACGCATCGACTCTTTGGAAGACCTAACCTCCGACTTCAAGCGCATGGAACAGTTGTCCATTGTCAAGATGGCCGACAAATACCATGAATTGGCCCAATACCATGAGCGGTTCCAGAAGGAGGCCGAGACCCTCGCAGAAGCAGAAGCCGCTCGCAAGGCCCAGTCTGAGCAGGAGTTTATTGAAAACGACCTCCGCCTCCAGAAGGCATTCACGGCCAAAACATGGACCAATCTGGAAGACCGCCATAACTTCCTACAAGAAGTTGAGGGTCAGGATGAGTGGAACACCCATTTGCGTAACGCCAAGAAGACCGCCGCCGAGACCAATCTGGATCGTTTGAGCGTCGAAGACCGAAGCGCCATCCTCGCACGGGCTGCTGTTGTCCCCTTCCTAGAATCAGCCATCAACCACTATACCACCCAAATGGAGCGGGTGAACGCCGAAAAAGACGCCAAGATCAAGGAACTCAAGACTCAGCTAGAGGGATTGGTCGGAGCCACGCCCAGCTTGGGCAAGGCCACCGAGACCGATAGCAATGACGATGGGGATGAAAATCCCGACAGCCTGATGAATTTCGGAAAATCTATATTCCGCTAAAATTCTGCTATTGACAAATTTAGGGAAATGTAATAATTTCCCACCAAGACTGAAGTCTGAGTTGGTCGCAGACACCTCGCTGGCGGGTTAGCGCCTTCAAAATTTGTAGCCGTAAATTTCTGGTCGCGGCCCAGAAACTCAACCGATAGACGGGCATTTTATGCCTCGATATCAAAACTAACCCATAAACCAAATAGAAATAAAATAATATGTCAGCACAAACTGCTACTACCTGTGAGGCTATTAGCGACCAGTTTCAACGCGAGACTGGACGTATCGCTCTTGGCACTCATCGCTTGGGTCTTTATAAAGATCCCTATCTGCGTTTTGTCACCCAGTCGGCCTTCCCCGACAATATGGGCAAAACGATCACCAACACCATCGCCCAGCGCACGGTTGCCACTGGCAGCGGCTGGGAGGAAATCGGTGTGACTGGTGAGTCTGGTCAGGACAACTCCTGCTTGGCTCCCGTCAAGAAAGTCGGCTACGCCTTCGACCAAAAGACCTTTTCGCTCCGCCATCAGGCGATTGAGTCGGATTGGATCTGCTTGGAAGACGTTCGTACTTCGGCCTTCCCGATTGATGATGTCAACAACTACATCAAAATCCTTGCCGACAACGTCAACAAGGAATGGATTGAGCGTTATGACAACGACTACTATGCCGCTGTGACGAAAGTCTCCGTGGAACCTGGCCTTGCCGAGTCCACGGGAAGTTCGTTTGGTTCCTTGCCGAACCCGACCTCCGTCCTCACGATTGGCGTCCTTCGTGAACTCTATGATCGTCTCTACCAGAACAACGCTGGTGATGACGGTGATGCGGTTACCGATGATGGCTCGCCCGTCTTCAACGTGTTTGCCGAACGCGCCACGATTGAGAACCTGATCAAACTCAACGACGATGTCCGTCAGGACATTCGCTGGAGTGATCGCGTTAACGATCTGCTTGGTGCCAACGGTTCCTCGCTGTTGCCCCGCAAGGCTTACGGTGGATTCGTGTTCCATAGCCGTCCGTTCCCGAAACGTTTCAACGACAACGGTTCTGGTGGTTATGTCGAAGTTGCTCCGTATATCGCTACGAGCGGCGCGACCAAAGGAACCAAGTTCATCATCAACCCCGCCTACAAGGCTGCGAAGTACACCTCCACGGTGATCTTCCACCCGAAGGCCGTTGAGTGGCTTGTCCCGAATCCCAACCTCAAGGTTGGCAAGCTTGTCTATGATGCTCAGAACTATCGCGGAGATTTCCGCTGGATCAATGAGTACGACAAGAACTGCAACCCTGACAAAAACAGCGGTTACTGGCGTGCCAAGATGGCTTGCGCGGCGAAGCAGATTTTCCCCGAATTCGGGTTCTACATTCTGCACCTCCGTTGCAACCTCGCGAACGACCTCGTCGCCTGCCCTAGCGGCTCTGGCTACGGATACTTGGTCTAATAGTTAGGCTCCCTTCATCAAGGCTTGCCTTGGAGTAAAATCTAAGGCAAGCTCTATGAGGAGAGATAACTATTATGAAACTAACTATACCTGAAGGATACACCCTGCCCGAAGACGTTTCCGATGGCGATACGTTTGAGGAGCTTGTTACATTCCGTGTTGACGGTGATGAACTGATTCCCACCATGTTGGCTGGCGTCGAGATTGCGGCTGAAGAGGCCGAAGACGAAGGCGAGGACATGGAAGAAGAGGCTACCGCCGAAATGGAAGCCGCTGCTCCTATGCGCGGAATGGGCGAGCGAATCATGGGCATGGCCTAACTCTGGGAGAGACCATAGACTATGGCTCTTCCAACTTTAGATGCTACGTTTGCTTCGGCGGCGGATCAGCCCCGAAGGTATATGCTTTCCCAATGGCTGGTAAATATCCAGTATTCGGGGTCGGTTGCTGACTACGTCACACTTCCAGAGTATTATTTGTGGGCCAAGATTGCGGTAGCAGCGGGGGCACCAAGAGGAGAGGCTGATTACATCCATCTTCCCAAGAACTATATTTGGAAGGATATCTATGATGCGGTTTCGGGGTCGAGCGCGGGAACTATCGATTGGGGAGAAAAGCAGGCTATAGGCCATATTGCGGCGGCGTATAGGGGTGATACAGGAAATCCCGCAAACCTCGCCACCTATATTGATTGGCCTTGGCGCTACCAGATTGCCTCTATCGTCACCCAAACCAATATTGACACAGACGCCCAAGCGTTCATTACAAACAGCGGGGCTACAGACAAAGAAGGAATCGATCAATTTGTCAAAGGTGTAAAAAATCTTGGCTTGTGGAACTCTATGGTCTGCTGGCCCCTCCGCAGCAGTCAAAACGCAGGCACAGGAACCACGGCGTTTTCGCTGGGTGGTTTGGGGACGTTTAATGGGACGCTGGTCAATGGGCCGACTTGGGGGGTGGATGGGATTAATTTTGACGGGACCGACGACCGCATTGATCTTCCGGCTATTGCTGCGGATACAACGGCATCGTTGTTTTATGCGGTTGCTTACAGCAACGCCAACGAACAAAAACCACTAAGAATTAATGAAGCAGAACTCGGCGCCGCGTTTTTTGTAAACGAGGGCATTGAGGCGGCGGGTGTTTTATCTCCCTTTCCGCTGGTGGGCCGAAGCACGGTGATTTCTGGATTGGGAGCGGATGTTTGGCATACGGCAACTGGCATTTTTGATAATGCTGCAACAACTTTTTCTCGATTCTACAACGGCGGCAGCAAGCTAAGTAATACATCCGCATCGCTAACTGGTGGAGCGGCGAATTTTGCATATATCGGCGCAAGGCAGCCCGGCAACTCGCATGTCGATGGAACTATTGCAGTTGCCGCATATCTCAACGTGCCGATGTCGGATTCACAAGTCACCGCCCTGCATAACCTCTACCGCCAAACCCTCGGCGCCGGCCTCGGACTCAGTTAATGAAACTAGACGCGCCAATACTTATTAGAATGTGTCCTCAATGCAGTGGGGAAATGAAGTATTCGTGCAATTATACTCGCAAACGCGCAGATGCAAAAGCTGCATTATGTAAGTCTTGCGCGAACTCAAAACAGAATAATCCAATGTTTGGCAGGAGGGGTGCAAACAATCCTCTTTTTGGTATTCGCCCAAAATCAAACTGGATGGGCAGAAAGCATTCTTTTGAAACAAAGCAAAAACTTTCCACAATAGCGCGGGGCCGACCAGCTTCATTTAAGGGCAGGCATCACACTGAAAAAACAAAACAGATTCTTTCGGAAATCGCAAAAAACAGACCAGCACATATTATTGAAAAATACCGAATTCAAAGGGTTAAATTCATTGAAGCTCATGGTGGCAACAAGTCTTTCAATCCTATTGCTTGTGCTGCGTTTGACGCCCTAAACACTCGCTTTGAATGGAACGGCATCCATGCTAAAAATGGCGGTGAGAAAATACTGTCTGGATATTATTTAGATTATTTTAATGAACCTGAAAAGATTTGCATTGAATGGGATGAGGTTGGGCATTTTTCACAAAAGCGCAAGATTAGAGACGAGAAAAAACACAAAAGGCTTGTGGATGTTTTGGGTTATGAATGGTGTGTTGTTCGCTGGAGCCAAAAAGACAAGGCGTGGAGAGATGATTTCATAACGCCCTTTAGACATAAGCGGCTGGATGAAATTGCTGAAACACTTAAAAATACAATACCATGAGCAACTTCGAGACCACCGAACGCATCATCGCCGTGCCCGCCGAAGCGGTAAGCACGATGTTTCCCGACCTCCTCGCGCAGTATGGCCAAGAACTGCCCGATGGCAACCGACAGATCCTCACTATCGGAGGCCATTGGGATGATGGCGCAAAGACCCGCATTCGTGCGGCTAGTTTACACAAAGGAACCATAACGGGCCAACCCCTGACCGATGGGCGTGTGGCCTTCACTTGTCTATGGCAAGCCGACCTAGCTGCTGCATTTGACGCTGGGCAGATTACTGGGGTTGAAGAACTCACCCAACTACAATTGGCACAACTAACCCCGCAACCCGAAGAAGAGCCATGAGCATCGAAGAAATACCAAGACGCAGAGGTTTGGAGCGTGGAGTGAAGCTTACAATGAGCGAGTTGATTGCGGGAATTGCCCTGATGGTCACTTTGTTTTCGGCCCTCAATGGATGGGTGGTTCTCCCAGAGCAGATGCGGTCTATCCAAGCCAATGATGCTAAACAGGATGCGCGGATTGAGATGATCAATAAAGAAAACCAAGAGAGATCTGAGACATTGGCCCGAATTGACGAGCGCACAAAAAGAATCGAAGATTACTTGAAATCTAAAGGATTCTAGTCTAGCTTTAGACCTATGAAATCATTCTTTGCCAAAATCTGGGGGATTACCTCAAACGTCTTCAACTTCTTCCTTCCCGTCCTTCGGGAAATTGCCTCCTCTTCGGTAGCAGTTCTTCTCCCGATTGCCTTGGAGATCGTCCAATCGCTGGCCTCCACCGACAAGACGGGAGCCGAAAAGCGGGAGGCCGCAGTCAAGAAGCTTGCTACCGCAGCCAAGAAACAGGGCGTGGCCGCATCTGAATCACTGATCCGCTTTACTATTGAGTCGGCAGTCCAACGCTACAAGCTGGAGCAATAATCAAATGAAAGATAAGTTTCTCGCATTTCTGGTATCCAAGCTGGGTGGAGTGATTACCCCGTTTATTGCCATGGCGATTGCCGCTGTGGTGAGTAAGCTTGCTATGATTGACCCTAAGTTGGCGGAATCTGTAGATCAGGTTAGCCTGACGGGATTTGTTGTTGCTCTCCTTCTTTCGATTGTTAACTACGTTACCAACGAAGTGAACGTCAATGGGGTCAAAAAGATTCAAGCCTTGGTTAATACCGATGTGGACGGTGTGGCGGGGCCGATCACCTATACCGAAGTCCGCAGGGCCATCGCGGTCAAAAAACCCACCAAACGGCCTTCTAGGCGCAAATGAAGCTATCCCATGAAACCCTCAAAGCAATACTTGTCAAAAGCCCGCCCCCAGAAGATAGCCGAAATTTCTTTATCCGTTTACTCAGTTCCCTCAAATTCGGAATCAAAATCAAGCGGAGCCATGATGGAAAGATTACCAAGTCCTACCGAATCGGAGGTCGAGCGGATTTCTAGGAACTGGGATATCGGGCGGCGGGTTTGCAAATGGTGGTAACTTGTGATGGGATCGACTCATGTGGCAGTCAATCCTGAAACTACTTGGGCTAGGGTCAAAAAGTGGCCCAGCGCCGTCCTTGCCGAGTTTGCCATCCGCATCCAAGCCGAAATCCATGAAAGAGCAGAGCGGCAAAAAGCCCAAAGATCAAAACGCACTAAAAAAGCTCGCTGAAATAGCGATGTCCCAAGTCGGGGTCAAGGAGACTGGCGGGAACAACAACGGAGCCAAGATTCGGGAATATCAAGCCTCCACAAACCTGAAGCCTGCCGCATGGCCGTGGTGTGCCGCTTTTACGGGCTGGGTGATCCAGCAGTGGCTCAAGGACGAGAGCGTTGTCAAATGGCTCAACATCCAGACCATGACCCCCGACAAGTGGAGGCCGCGCACCGCAGCAGCATTCGGGTATATCTCATGGGCCAAGTCCCGCCCCTGTACCACCCAAATTCTTTCTTCCAAAGCCAAGCCCAAGGTTGGTGATTTTGCCGTATTTGACTTCTCCCACATAGGCGTTATCGTTGGCGTCAACAAAGACGGTTTCCAATGCGTCGAAGGCAATACCAACGGGCGCGGTGATCGGGATTCAACATCAGGTGATGGGGTTTGGCTCAAGACCAGAACAGCCTCGCTTGTAAGGAATTACATCAGAATTAATCCATCAAAGAAGTAATGAAAGACAATTCAAAACCCCACAAGAAAAAAGCGTATAAAAAGCCCGAAATTAAAGAATGTTACTATTGCGGGTCAAAAAATTTTGAACAAAGCTACTGCAAGCATGTCGGAGTTATTCGGACATGCAAATCATGCGGCGAACAAGCAGACTAAGTCTATGGCCTCTCACGACAAGAGACTCCAAGAGGTGTTGGACAAGCTGGCCAAAGAGCTTGTGGAATACTTTGATTCGGGGTTTGTTGTGGCCACGTTCCAAGATGGCGGGGAAACCAAGAACGCTTTTCTCAAATTCGGCAACGACTACGCCATCGAAGGCATTGTCTCCAACATCCACGATATCCTCTACGGACAGGACGAGGAAGACGATGATGACGATTTGGATGACGGGGATTTAAAAAAAGTAATCAAGGACTCTTGATATGGCAAATGGATCACTCTCGTTCGGCTTACCCGAAGAACAGGTTGAATTTGAGCAGGCAGTTAAAGCGGGTGACATGTATAGCGTTCTTGTTGAGCTTGATAGCGAGCTACGCAATCATCTCAAGCACAATTCTCATCCTGATTGGGATAACGCTACTGTTGAAGAAATTCGCAAGATTTTGAACGAATTGATGACCGATCGGTCTATTCATTTCAACTAAACCATACCAACCACACACAAACTATGACCACACTCTATCTATGTGGGCCGATGCGCGGCTTGCCACAACTCAATCATCCAGCCTTCTTTGAGGCTGAAGAAGCCTTGAAAGCAAAGGGCTACAACGTTATTAATCCCGCAAGAATGGATCAAGAGCTTGGGCTAGACCCCCACAACTCTCAAATGGACGGGAAGTTCATAGAGGATGCCGCCCGAAGAGACATCGATGCAGTCTTTGAGTGCGATGAGCTAGTCCTCCTTCCGAAGTGGGAAAAATCAAAAGGAGCAAGGGCCGAAATCGCCGTAGCCCAATGGTTGAGCAAAACCATCCGCCTCTATCCGACCATGGTCAAAATAGAAAAAGAAGATGTCTGTGATGTCGCAAAACGGTTGACATCCTATGACCGTCAGCTAGATTATGGTAGTCCAATTGAAGACTTTACCAAGCAGGCGCGGATGTGGAGTGTTATCTTGAATACGAACGTGACCCCGCAACAGATTGCCATGTGTATGATCGCCGTGAAACTTTGCCGCCTTACCAACTCGCCCCGCCATCGCGATTCCGCTATTGATGTGGTTGGATATGCGCGGTGTTTAGATCTCTGTAACCAAGCAACATCCTCTCTATGAGCAAAAAAATAGCAGTCCTTTCGGACTTTCATTGCGGCCATCGTTTCGGGCTTACCCCGACTGGATGGTTACCCGAAAAGGACGAAAATGGCAAACGTCCCTTGTGGGCCGAAATCAACAAAGCCCACTGGGATTGGTATGCGCGGGAAATTGCGCGTAATGGCCCCTACGACATTGTTTTTGTCAACGGGGATCTGGTGGACGGTAAAGGCAAGAAAAGTGGCGCTACGGAGCTTCTAGCCCCCGATATGGAGGATCAATCGGATATGGCGACCAAGATTATCCGTATGGTGCCCAAAACCAAGAATTGCAAGATCGTTATCACTAGGGGAACCCCCTTTCATGTGAGTTCCAGTGACGGAGAAGACTGGGAGAATATCATAGCCGAACGAGTCGGGGCAACAGTCACCGACCATGCTTGGGTAGAAGTCGAAGGAATCGTCTTCGATCTTAAGCACCATCCCGCAGGAAGCTCATCTTTGCCCCATGGGAGGCATACAGGAGTAGCTAAAGACCGTCTTTGGAACTCTATCCTTGCAGCAGAAGGAGAGCAGACCAAGGCTGACGTTTTGATTCGCAGCCATGTCCATTACCACAACTTCGCAGGAGGCCCAGACTGGATCGCGATGACCACCCCAGCATTACAGGGCGCAGGCAGCAAGTTTGGCGCAAGACGCTGTGTTGGCAAAGTAGATTTCGGCTTCCTCACTTTCACCGTAGACAAAGGTACATTCTCATGGAAACAACACATAGCAAAACTCGTAGAGCAAAAGGCTCCTCTCCTAAAATTGTAGTCCCGTCATGGGATAGTGTCTGGAACTCTTTCAACGAAGAGAACAGCAAGACTACAGTTGAGGCCATGAACGCCGAAGGATGGAAGACCGAAGCTCAGGCATCCGAAGAAAGCGGTCTATCCCGCAAGCGCATCAACGACTTGGCCAATAATGGCAGGATGGACAGGGTTAAGAAAAAAGTGTTTCTTTCGGGGCTGACCCGCGAAGTCAACTTTGTCAGGCCGAAGCCTACCACTTGCCAACAGGGCATTTTTCGGTAGCCATGCGAAGTTTGGCCCAAGTAGAGCAACCACATTTCATGCAGCGTCCAGTTCCGCCAAAAGCTTTTTGGTTCCAAAATTCGCACGCTTTACAAATGGCTTGCCTTTCTTCAAATAATTCCTTTGAAGAAATAGGAATACCGCTTTGAATCCAGTTTGAAGCGGACTGAGTGACGGTTTTTGCCATAGTCGTTAAAGAGGGAAGCGTATTGTTTTCTTTTTCTCTTTTTATTGTTTTTGTGGAAACAAGCTGATAAGAACCATTTATTGGGGGTTTTTCGCAAAGCACTGGCCCCCAAACCATTCTAGGGCACTGAGAACAGGGGCTGGAAAAATCAACATCACAACTGCACCCAGCACATGAAAGTTTTCTTGATCTAACTACGCAGTCTGGCAAAAAATCTTTCATAGCAAATTAGATTAAATTGGGATAACCGTCCTTTTTGCTCCCAGCAGTCCATGCCCACTCAGGAGTGGCGGCACGAACATCTGGTGGGTCTGGCTGATAATTTTTTATGTAAGAATAAGTAAAAACCAATTCAACTGTAGTTCCAGAAACATCAGGCGACAAAATTTCATGTTCTGTTTCGTCAACAATATATTCTTCGCATTCTTCCATTTTTAAGTGGGTTGGACTTGGTGTGGTTGCAATAGTTAAATCGGCACATTTCGGAGTTGCATCAAATGGATCAGTAAAAGTTTCTGTGCTTTCATATTCATACTCTGTAAATAGCTCATACCAAACAACAGGATTTCCAAAATCAAAAACTCTTCTAGCCCTAGATGGACATTCAATTATGCCGCCCCAAGGCTCTCCTGTTGGACAAGGCGGATTTGCAACATACTCTATTCCTCCAGAAAGAATTAATGTTTTGCAAGGAAGAAATGTGTATTTTTTATACACCCAAACCTTTAAATAGCAAGTGGGGGATGCGGCGTGAGCTATCTTAAATTTGAGATTTTGTTTATATTTGCCTCCTCCTATTGCGGTATTACAAATTGAAAGATTGTAAGCTGAATCTCCGTATCCTTGACCAGCAATAAGATTAGGGTAGGTATAGGGATTCCCGTCAGGAAAAGCCTCCCAATCCCAAGGCCAAACTGGATCTGTTTCTGAGTTATAAATGCACCCGTCACCAAATGCATGGGCATCTGATTCCCGAACGGACTTAAATTCTGGATAGGGAGGAAACTCTTGAGAAGCGGGCCATATACCGCCGCAATCGTCAGTCCCGCACCCTGTGCAACTTTCGCCATCATCTAAGCATGCAGCGCCACCAGATCCATTTTCTCCTAGCTCTTCCCAGCCTTCTGAAACAATGTCGCCATTCTCATCTTTTATTTCCAGCCAAGTATAAAAAGTTCCACCGAATTTTACAACATCGCCAACAGCACCAGCTTCGGGCAGTTCTTCTGGTTCAGCCGAAACAATTTCTCCATCTTCGTTAATAGTATCCCCCGACCCCTCGATAGTGAAAATGGTTCCGCAAGCTAATGGATCAGAATGAGATAAAACCCTCCTTATCTGCCAAAAACTACAGTCGCCACCACCGATCAGTCCCCACTCTCTTAAAGCATCAGGGCAACAGAAATTAGTTATTGGGCCACCGCTGCTTGGGTTTGGGACTTCAACTGTGCATTCTTCGCCATCATAGTATCCACCTGTAAGCAAATTAAAAGAATAAGGGTATCCATCGGCGTTTGTTGGGTCAGTGTCTTCCGACTGGAATTTAAGATTGTAGCAGCAGGTAATTGTTTCTGTGGCACCGTTTGAATAGTTCTGAAGCTCCACAGTTCTGCATCTATGCACCAAACAGGATCCACTTGGCTGTTGAACAGGCTCTGTGTTCTCGTTGTTTTCTGGGGTAGCTGGAGCGGTTTCGTCGTAAGGACAAGTGCCTCTAAATGGCGGGCCTTCCCAACCTACACATTCCCTTTGAGCGCAAGAAAGCGTTGATGTAACTGTTAGCAGTAATATTCTAGAAAATCTTGCTCGGCACCCGCAAGGTTCATCTTCTCCAGAACTCCAATAGCAATCTGCAACATCTTTATAAGGCGCGTTTCCCATAAAATTAAAATCTTGTTAAAGACACAGAATATGGTCCAAAATCATCAGAAACAAAATAGCGACGACAAACTTTTGCTTCCAGACTTCCGCATCCATAATTGGTAACAGTTGGTGTATTGCCATCATATTCATAATATCCAAGAACATAATAATATTCTCCAGTAGAAGGATCTTCATACGGAAAATCTGAATAACCTCCATTTATTTGAATTGAATTTATGCTGCCAGTTGCATTGTTAACTGTTACAAGGGCTGCAACATATCCACTGCCATCGCTGGCTATAACCTTTCCCTCCGTTGGATCAAATCCCGAAGGAAGCTGTCCAGCTACAGTTCCAGCCCCAATCCATACATTTCCATTTTTTACATAAAGAGCCAAGCCAATGCATGTTTCCGCCGCTTCTTCTGGTATTTCTGGCTTTCTGGTGATTAACTGAAATGAAGGGCGGGCGGGAGAAATATCAAAAGAACTTGAAGGGGTAGATTGAATTACGTCAACAACGGCCTGCCTGAACGCAGATTGTTGTGCTGCGTTTTGTGCGGCCTCGGCCTTGATTGTTTCTCCCGCAAGCCAACTGCTAACCCTGCCAGTTTGTTGAAATTGTCTAATCTCTCTTTCAAGCTTTCTTCCAACTGGCCCACCCTGACTTGCTATTGTTGCAAGCTGGATATTTGCTGTTCCAGAATTTAAAATATTTGTTGCCGACAATCTTTCTTGTCTGATTTCGGCACTTTTTTCGTTGGCTTGTTTGGCTCTTTCTTCTGACGAAAGCCTGCTTTCTTTTTGTGCGCGTTCACTGGCTTCTTGTCTAACCCTTTCCCTTTCCCTTGCCGCCTCATCACGCTCATTTACAACATCTGTTGCGGTTTTCATTTTAAGCAAATATCGAAGCGTCGAGGCTTATGGCACGAATTAAAAACCACCCAAATTTATAAGGTTCTGTTGAAGAACTAATAAGATAAGTTCCAGATGTTGGTATTGAAGAGGTTCCTTCAGATTTTGGCACGGTAAAATTGGCATCGGCTGATATTTCATGTTCAAGTGTTTTGTTTATATCTGGCCCAACAAGAGGGATTTGTTGATTATTAAGTGTTAATGTTATTGTAGTGTAGCTTAAATTGATATTAAGTCCGCTGGCTGAAAGCGTTTTTGAGGGTGATCCAGATATGGTTATTCCTTTATTCAAACACGGAGGAATGTTTACCGAAACTGGAATTAGTCTTTTTGATGATTCTGTTTGATCTCCTTTTGTTGGTATGTATCCAAACCCAGCAGGGGTGTCATTGATTTGAATAGCCCTAGAAATTGTTGCCTGTATCGATTTTGTTTCAGAAACTCCATAAACGGTTGTGGAAAAACTAACTAATTTAAAATTTGGCCAGCTTGCAGAAGCGCCAACCTTTAATCTTATTTGGTCTTCATTAAGTTGATCTTTTTTTAGAAAAAACAAGTGACCTTTTGCTGGTAAATTTTTTCCCCATTTATCTTTAAAAGATATTTCAAACTTTGGAACGAGGGTTAGCGACGAAGAAACATATCCCTTGTCTTCTTGGGTCAAGGATTTGAATTGCCCATCTAATCCACTAGAATCAAATTCTTGAATGGCTTCAGACTTTTCTTCCTGCCATTCAATAGAAATTTTGTCCAATTCTCTTGGCAATTCCAAGTCTATAGAAGTTGGATATGTTATATTAAAAGAAGAAAGTGTAGAATCTAGTTCTTTTTTATCGTACTCTCTTACAAGATTATTTCTGTCATCAAGCCCCTCGACTTCATAATTATCTCCATTTGGAATTGATGATGAAATATATTCTTTGTAGGGAATTTGTATTCCCCAATTTTCCTCAAGTCTTTGATTGTTTGTTTCATTAAAAATATCTTCTCTTTCGACTATTGTTTTTTGAACTGTAAACTCTGTAAGCCTTTGTTCTGTTTTGGAAAGCTGGCTTCCAGAAAGCTCTTGATCTTCAACATTTGTTTTTTCAACAATCTCTTCGATTCTTTTTACAGGAGTATTAACCCTGAACTTTTCTGGTATGGTGTCGGGTTTTGATACCGAAAGTGTTTTGTTGTCAAACACCTTTGGAACTTCTGTCTTTCTCACCACATAATTCCCGTCACCCAAGGCTTCAGACTCCATGGTCTTGGTTGCTGTCGGGGTTTCGGTGGTATCACCAGATTGAAGTGTTTCGGTGATGGTTACCACCTGTTTCTCGTTGTTTGTAGATTTTTGGGTAAGTGACTTCGGAAGCGATTGCACTCTCTTTGTCAAAGAGGTTCTCTTGGTGAATTCGGTCAACTGCTGCTCGGATTTTGCAAGCTCTCCAGTATTCAAGGTAGCGGGCATCGCGGCATCGCCTTCCAAGGTTTTTTGTTCGGTCTCGGCGGGAACAAGAACCCTAAACTTTTCTGGTATGGAGTCGGGCCTTTCTTTTGAAAATGTCTTTCCATCAAATACCTTTGGTGTATCCACAATCCTCTCGATCAAGGATTCAGCGTCTTCGCGGGAAACTTCAACAGTTCTGGTTGCGGTGAGCTTGGGGGGATTGTATCCAGCGGCCCCCTTGCGCTGAGTGGTGACGGTTAAACGTTGTCCCTCGTTGTTGGTGGAAAATCCCTGTAGTAGGGGTCCAGCAACCCCGTAGGTCTGAACCACTTTGACCGAAAGAAATTCATTGTAGGGTTCGTAGGAGGTTTGGGTGATGACCCCGTTGACATTCGTAAGGGAACCGATCTCTTCACCTGTGGGGACAAATAACTGGCGGCGTTCTTGGACGGGACCACGGGACGCATCATAAAAATCCCGATCCCGAATAGGAAAAAGAGAATTGCCATCATCGTCGGTCTTGATCGACCAAGACTCTTCAATTTCGGTATAGACAATGGCAGAGCCTTCGCGGGCCTCGTAGGTAACTCGTTTGTCGGCGGCTAGGCTGGCTACCTGTCCTTCGTTTTTGACGGAGCGGCGTCTACCCTGAATTGGGCCTAGATCATCATCGTAGCGGGTAAACGGCACCCAAGGAGAAGGAAGAATCTCGTAGATGTGGGTAACAATCTGATCTCCAGAGGAAGGCTGGGCACCCGTGAAAACGTGGTTGGGGTAGCGTTTGGAATCTGGGTGGGGGCTGAGATCTTCGGGAATCCTGTAGCCAGCAACGCGAGGATCTTTTTTAATCCCGATGACGGGGAAGTCGCGGTCATTTGCCGCATAGGAGACAACGTAGAACTTGTCAAAAGGAGGATAGGAGGCCATTTGGTCACGAAAACTTACCCTAAAAAAGGTTGAGCGGCAAGATGATTTTCCGCTTGCATAGATTATCTCTTGTGCTAGATTCCCAACTTGGAAGGCACTCGTCTTCCTGTTTTCATGTGTGTGGGGCGGGGTCGGGCTAAAAACTCGGCCCCGCTTTTTTTGAACGCTTGACAAGTTGGGTTGTCGGATATAACGAACATCTACCTATATGGCATATCAATCCAACCAACCCAAAGCACCAGTCCTCTCACATTTCACGCTCGCGAAAAACGGGCCAAAGCTTGTAGTCATCAAATCAGCCCCCAAATGGGTGAAGAACAACTCGTTGTGCGTTATCGAATTAATCGTTGATGGCGTAGCTCATGTGTATTTCACTGAGAACAAGGACATTGCGTCGAAGTTCCAGCAGTATGTGGGCAAGTCCGTAGTGCTGATTGCCTCTGGCAATTCCAAGCAAAAGACCGATTCCATGGAGATTCAGCCTGCTGGGGTTCCCGCTTCCAGCCTGCCTGCCGCCCAGAGTACCCCGCAAGTAGCCCAGAAAGCCCCACAAAGCGTTGTAGAGGCCGCAAAGACTCCAGAGCGCGAAGCCAAGAGATTCCTCTGTCAGGCGGCAAATCTGATGCGTCTGTGCGTCAAGAAGGCCAACGACATTGCGGTGGAATTGAACTTGCCCGAACAGCACCGTCAGGGTATAGCTACAACATTGTTTATTCAAGCTGATAGACAGGGCCACATTCCCGCCATGCCGATTGATCCTTACAAGCCAGAGCAACTGGGCTTCGGGGCAAGCAAGGCTGAATCCCTCAAAAACCCCGAACCAAACAATGACTGACGATGGAAAGCGCGGCATCGAAATTTTGTCGCATGATAAGGGATCATTCCTCGTTCAAAGTCGGTCTAATCGCGAAGACTACTACATGGTGGAATTCACTACCGATGAAGTCGGAGACATCACAGGATGCTCCTGCACTTGTTCAGGCTATCACTTCCGCAAAGAATGCTTCCACATCCGCTACCTCTGTAAACTCTTGGGCGTCGAAACGCCGAAGCCAACCAACAACAACCAACTAGAAATAGCAGCATAATACTATGGCTAAAGATAAAAACTGGATTGCGGGAGCAATCAAAAAAGAAGGCGCTCTTCGTAAAACGATGGGCACCAAAAAAGGTAAAACTATCCCGAAGGGCAAGCTGGAGGCAGCGGCCAAGAAGAGTGGCAAAACTGGTCAACGTGCGCGTTTAGCCATGACACTTGGAAAACTCCGCAAGAAATAATATGAAGAAATCCAAAGCAGAAAAGAAGATCAGCAAGACGATGCGTGAATTCAAAGCTGGAAAGCTTAAAAGCAGTTCTGGCGCTAAAGTCACCAATCCCAAACAGGCGATTGCTATCAGTCTTTCAAAAGCTGGTAAGAGTAAAAAGAAACGCTAGTCGGATAAGCGGGGTTGTGTTTCGGCGCGGTCCCGCATCCAACACCACATGATATCCAATCTTACAGAACAAGACTTACATTTATTGAACGAGGTTCTTCTTGAAGATGTCTTAGATCTTGAAGACGAATTGACGGCTTTTGAAAGAACCCAAGATTCACAACTTGAAGATTATTACCAGAAGTTAAAAGCGTTGCAGGAAAAAATCTACAGTTTAATACAATGACCATCACGAACCAATTTGGATTACCACAACCTTTCGTAGACCTCGTCAGCGAGGACACCTACAGCAAGGGCGAGTCCGATATCACAACTACGGGGTTGGCTCAACCTCCCAAGATCTCCGAACTGTGGAGACGCCATGGCAACGAGATCACCATAGACTGTTCCGAAAAAGTGTGGACAATGCTAGGGACAGCCAACCATTATGTTTTAGAGCAAATTGCCAAGAGGAATCCCGAAAGATACTTGACTGAAGTCCGCCTCTACATGGATGTGGACGGAATGAAACTCGGTGGCCAGATCGACCTCTATGACAAGCAAGGGCAAGTTCTCTATGACTACAAGGTCAGCAGCGTCTATAAAGCTTTGTCCGATGACAGGTTTGATTGGACGGCACAGGCCGCAATCAATACCCTTCTTCTACAGCATAATGGCTATCCTGTAAAACGTGCGGCCATCATTCTCGTAATGAAGGACTGGAAGTTGCGTGATTCCAAGATCAAGGCCGACTACCCGAAGTGCGCTATTGTCGAGATTAAGCTAGAACCATGGAAGCCCGAAGAAACATTTGCATATATCAAAAGTCGTATTAATCTTCACCAGCAAGCAAAAGAACTTTCCGATGACCAGATACCGATCTGCACCGAATCCGAACGTTGGCGCGTCCCAGACCTCTATGCCGTCCTCCCGAAAAAAGGAGCAAAGCGAGCGGTCAACAATGGGACTTACGAAGACAGACTACAGGCTGAAGCTCACGCCAAGCGTATCGGAGGTGTTGTTGAGGAACGGCTTGGGGAAGATAAACGTTGCGCGGACTACTGCCGTGTTAGAGCCTATTGCAACTACGGAAGAAACTTGAAATAATAATTACTATGAGCAAATCAAATAGAACACAGTCAACGCTGAAACGTCTTGGACTTTCTGGCGTCAATAAACCGAAGCGAACCCCATTCCATCCAACCAAGAGTCATGTTGTGTTGGCCAAAGAAGGAGATAAAACCAAAGTCATTCGTTTTGGTCAGCAGGGGGTTAGTGGATCTCCCAAGAAAGAAGGGGAATCGGCGTCCTATCGCAAGCGC